CACGTACATCGTGGATGGGGGCACCGGCCCTCGCAGGGGGGTGGCATGATACCTTTTACCTTTTTTTGTGCTGATTTGTGCTGATTTCATTGCGTAAACCATTGAAAAGGCACGATTTTATAACTGATATGCAGTCCTTGAAATGCTGAAAACGTGAAATTTTAACGGCTTTTTTCATATGGGGCACGTTTCGCGGATTGGATGCACAAAACCCCTACCCGTCTCTTATTTGTGATCACAAAACAGCCACCCCTCTTTTAAATGTGATCACAAACCAGCAATCTCTTTTCATATGTGATCACAAAAGCGGCACCTATCCTTAACCTATCCCTTCGGATATAACATCTATCCTTTAGCCGGGGGAGCTATACTTTAGCCTGGTTGCGCTATACCGATGGATATACGAGTGGCACAACGGGTTAGCTAAGGCTATATCCGCTGGTATATATAGCGCTCAGAGCCGCTCTAGAGGGGTCCACAGCGTCGAAAGCGCTTTCCCTTATCCCGATACCTTAAAAAGCTTTAACCCCAAAAACATACCTATCGGATATACAAACTATCCTTTGGTATAGTGCTATATCCTTTTGGTTATAACGTTATATCCTTTAGCCGGGCGGCAGCTATCCGTGCGCTACCCAAAGGTGTTGGCTTAGGTAATTGCGTATATAAAGCAAGGACAGGCGTATAGTTTGGCATTAGGTGGGCTGGACAATGGCGCAAAACGGCGCAAATAATTCGGGACAATTTAACTTAAACAAGAGGAAAAACAAAATGCTTATTTCAAAATTGACTAAAGGTTTTAACGTAAACGGCTTCACTTCAAAAGCCGCAGCAATCCGCTATTTGAAAAGCAAGGGGCACAATATTTGCACCTTACTGGCGCAACCCGAAAGCAATCCAAAAGTTGCAAAAAATGGCAAGGTTGTTGAGGTAATGACATGCGCCTTGCACCTTGCGCCGTTTAATTTGTCGGGTTTCCAAGTATGCGCCAAAGCTTCACAAGGCTGCGCTGCAGCGTGTCTACATACTGCAGGAAACCCCGCATATATGGATCAGAAAGAGAAAAGCCGCATTGCTAAAACCCGCGCCTATTTTTTAGAGCGTGATGCATTTATGGCCGTTTTGTTCTTTGAAATGCTGGCCCACTATCGCAAGTATTTTGTGAAACAAGGCGTTGAAATTGCTTTTAGATTAAACGCCACAAGTGATCTACCTTTTGAAAGCCGCAAGGTTACAATAGACGGTAAACCCGTTTTTCTCATGGAAGCTTTTGGCAAAATTCAATTCTATGATTATACGGCTTTTGATAAACGCGCTATTAAATTTGCAAAAGGTGACATGCCAAAAAACTATCATATTACGTTCAGCAAAAAAGAGGACAATGATCAAGAGGTTGCGCGGGTTCTTTGGCATGGTGGCAATGTTGCAATGGTGGCAACAAAAGAGGTCTATAAGCACGTTTTAGAGCAAGGTTATATTTCATTGCCAAGCCCAACGGGTGCCCCGATTAAATACAAAGCCGTTGACGGTGACGCGCATGATTTTCGCCCTATTGATCCAAGCAATAGCGTGATCATTTTAAAAGCAAAAGGTGACGCTAAAACCGACACAACGGGCTTCACTGTTCGCAAGCTTTACACCGGCAAAGCACAAACCCTAAGCGCTGCAATTGCTGCAGCGTAAACCTTAACTTAGCAAAGGAAAAAATCATGGATCTAACATTTTCAACATATTGCCATATTGAGCGCCGCGCAGGTGGCGTGGGGCAACCTCCAAAGCGCTTTATTGAAGCCGTGCACGATTGCTTAAAACCTCATAGAAAAACGCGGGTTGCGCGTGATCAACGTCATGAATTTATACGCGCCGTATTAGAAAAGCGCGAGCAATTGCTTGGCATGTATGTCGACAATAGATTTTAGAATAAGAGGAAAAACAAAATGCAAGTAGCGTTTAGAATAACCGGCTTATCAAACCGCGAAACCACGCGCGATGAAAAAATAGAATTTGCTAAGATAATTGCGTTCAAGCTTAGGTGCCCCGAGAAAAGTTTTCACACAAGCGCCCGCTTAAACGTGGTTCGCATAGTATCACACAAAAAAGCTTGGGTGATTTATTGGCGGCTTTTCCTGAAATGGATTTTGTGGCGCGTACAATTGAGGCGCATGAAATAAGCTTGAACGGCTTAGTGACGTTTAAGCTTGCAACAATGGGGGCAGAATAAATGCAAAATTTAACCATATACTTGCACAAGCAATTTGAGCATGGCAAAGCGCTTGCAATATTGGGCAGCAATATAAGCGCATATAATAAGCTTAAAGAGGCTAAACAATTAGCGCGAAAACTTGATTGCGTTATTGTCGGACGTGATTGCTTAGGCGGGTTGCGCTTTGAGATAAACCTAAACGCCCCGCGCCCGCATCAAGTTAAGGTGACAAAATGAAAACCCCATTAAAAGCAATCCGCAAGGCGCAAGCATTAGAGCAATCGCTTGATCGTCAAGAGACAATGCTGCATTTATGGCGGTATAAAAAGCAAAAGAGGCGGGCGCGTTTAGCGCTTCGCTTCACCGATAAACCAAAAAAATATGGTGGGCATCTTGGTCTGTCATATGGATTGATGCGGCAACAAACAGGAGAAATAAAAGATGCAATACTTTAAGAGAAAATATTTAATGCAAACGTCAAATAATCCTGACAATCCGCGCAAGAATATTTGCGGCTTGGCTATAGCTAAGATTTTAGGCGTCGAAGAAAAAACGCTTTACCTTCACACATGGCCGGATCTTAAACGTGCTATTGGATCTTTGTATGGTTTCCGCAGCGTAAAGACTGCAGTGCATTGCAAAAAAGATAGTACGGTAGGAAGCTTGCGCGGCAAGATTGAAGAGCATTTCAAAACGCACGGTGATGTAGTGCTTTATGTCGTGCGCGTTGAGGGCCATGTATTAGCGCTGGGGCCGCAAGGTCAAACGTGGGTGGATACTGCGAAGCGCAAACGTGACAGGCGCAAGGTTCTAGACGTTTATGGCGTGTATTTGCCGGTTGGCAACGAAAAGAAATTGGCTGAAATTGCTAAAAGATGGGGCATGGATAGATGAAAACATTTACTTTTGAACAAGCCAAAGCTGCTTACTTTAATGAAGACGCAGCGGAGCTATCACTTGCCAGTGAACAGATGATTGATGATCTAGCTGTTTGGCTTGAGGATAATGGGTATGACAGCGAATACGTTTATCGGCTGCATGATTATGGGCTAGAGGAAATGCGCTGCTTGATGGCAGAGGCAGCGATAGAGTTTGCGGAGCATTTGAAATGAGATTGACAGGTAAAAGCATGTGGTACGTTGCAACCACCAATGTTGCAAATGAGCAACACAATCAGAGCTGGTATCTTGATGTTGAATTAGCGCTTGATCGTGTCAAAGAATTGGCCCTAAGTGGCTACAGGGTTATTATTGAAGAGGAGATTAACCATGTCGAATATTAATGTAGATAAGTATGTCATCAGCCTGTACGATTACACAGGCGAGGCTCTCAAGCCGTGGGCAGAAGCAGGGTATAGCTGCCTTGCCTTTGATATACAGCACGACGATACAGTCACAGATGTGTATGGCAGCGGTGGCAGCATCAAGTATGTCAAAGCAGATCTGCATGACCAGAATGTGCTCAACAATATTGCTGTCAACCTGCAGTTTGAAAACGTTGTCTTTGGCATGGCCTTCCCTGTCTGTACAGATCTGGCTGTATCAGGTGCAGCACACTTCAAGCGCAAAGCAGAGAAAGACCCCGACTTTCAGATCAAAGCATCAAACTATGCAAAGATGTGTGCACAGCTATTTAATGAGCTTGGGGTGCCTTTCTTTATTGAGAACCCTGTCTCTAGATTGGCAACGCTGTGGCGCAAACCTGACCACTGCTTTCACCCGTATGAGTATGGTGGATACATCTGCAAGAGCAATGCTGAGCACCCAACATGGCCTGAGTATATTGCACCCCGTGATGCTTATCCTAAAAAGACATGCCTATGGACAGGTAATGGCTTTACTATGCCATACCGCTTACCAGTAGAGCCAGAGCAGGGCTACAGCAAGCAACATCGTAAGCTTGGCGGTAAATCAATGAAGACTAAGAACATACGCAGCGCAACGCCCCGTGGTTTTGCTAGTGCAGTGTATTATGCAAATGGAGTAACGGTATAATGAACATATCTAATGAAACATTTCTTGAGCTATCTGCAGAGATTGCAGAAGCATGGATGAATGACGCATACCTTGATGACATCTATGTTGAGGATGAGAACGGTGATGAGCGCTACACAGAAGAGGCGCAGGATCGGTTCAACGATATCTTAGATGAAGTGCAAGCCATCTTAGAGGGCTATGTAAGAGGGGTGACAGCATGAGATTAAATGAGCTTACAAGAGCCTTAGCTGCAGGTCTTAATGTGCGTTGGGCTAGTGATGGTTATAAAGTATACTGGCAAGATGACGTTATCTATGTCACGTATGAACCTAACGGTTTCACTGGTGCCTTAGCTATAAGTGAAATAGAAGATTGCTATGTAAAAGAGGTGACAGCATGAAGGATCACTGGGTTATTAGATATGATGGCTTGTGTTGTGGTGAATGGGAGACAACATGGGAAGGGCATACTGATCTACATGATGCCGTTCAACATTTGAAAGAGCTAACAAAGGCTGGATGGCGTAATGTTTTTATGGAATATGATCCAGAACCAGAGGAGTATGAAGAATGAAAACCTATGATCTTAAATTGACGCATGAACAAGTGAGAACACTTCAAACAATTCTTAATCAGGATATTGAAGATACTATGATTGCAGAGCCAGAGATTGAAGATTTTCACTGTACCCGTACAATGAGGTATTGGCTGCACAGAGCAGAAGTATTAGATGCACTCAATCAATTGCGTAAGCAAATAAGAGATGAGATCATTGATGCATAGTTATTTGTATAGACTAGGCATTGCCACCTCTGTCTGGTTTAACGTACTGCTAGGCGGTTCATCGAACCAAACTTTCAGTGCACGTAACTATCAGTGGCAAAAAGATCACAGGTTTAACTTGGTATTTTTGATCGACTTGATCTGTGGAAAAGGACATTGTATGACATGTTGGTCATATTGGATGATTAGAAAAGGAAAATGGTAATGACTAATCAAAAACAAACTATCTTGAAGCACCTTAAAACTGCAGGTTCAATCACAGTGCGTGAAGCGCTTATTGAATACAGCATCAGCAGCTTGACCAAGCGTATTCAAGAGATGCGTGAAGAGGGCTACGACATTCTATCTATGAAGAAGTGGCACCCTGTCACCAATCAACGGTATGTGCGTTACTACCTACAAGGTTCACCTAAATGACCTATCGTGTATGGCTTAGTGATGCTAAAGGTTTTGACTTCTGTTACATCAGCACAAAGAACCGACTTGAAGTAGATAAATTATTGGAGAAGTATTCTAGATGGGAAAACGTCAAAGCAAGGGTGGAGAAGTATATACCCCGCGAAACTGCATATCAGTGAGGAAGCTTATGTATTCTCTGAAAAGGCAGATAGATGATCTAGAGTGGGAAGGTGACTTTAAGCGCGCTGATTTCCTACGCAAAGATCTTGCCCATGTAACTGAGTTAGATAAGAAAGGTGATGTATGGTTCCCTTCATTTTAAAGTATAGCATCGTGTTATTAATCTGTGCTGCTTACATAATTGGTTTTGTTGCTTTGATGTTTACTAGCCATGAGGAGCTAAGCAGTGCAAAGCGAAAAGGATTGCGATAACCCTCACGATGATGCATCACATTGGGCGGGCAACATGCCCCCCAGTAAAAAAGGAGACAAGGATAATGAGAAAAGTAAAGATCCCAAAGGCGACAGAAAAGGTAAGTAAACTTATTGACTACTACCTGCACAGCCCTGCCTTTGCTAAGCTCAGCCCTCGCAGCCAGAAAGATTATGAGTATCACTTGGCTAGAGTTAATAAATCTATTGGCAGTAAGGCTATCGAAGATGTTACAGCCGGTATGCTAAACAAATCCTATGAGAAGTGGGAACAAGATCACGGCATACGCACAGCTAATTACACAAAGTCTGTACTGTCTAGGGCATGGAAGTACAGCATGTCCAAGGATGTCATGCGACATAACCCTGTGAGTCTCATAGAGACTAGCACAGAACGTAAAACAAAGACCAAGTGGGATCGGGCATCTGTAAAGACCTTCCTCACTACAGCGTACAGCCAGTGGCGTTGGCGCAGCATTGGGTTGATTGTTCACATGGCATATGATTGGGGTCAACGTACTGGTGACATGCGTACCCTGACATGGGATGCATTAGATCTGGATCAATGCCGCATGGATCTAACACAATCTAAGCGGGGCGCAGATGTGCACCTGCCTATCAGTCAGAACCTCTGCAAGATGTTACGTGAGCAACACAAAGATTTTGGCTTTCAAGATTACGTTGCACCAAAGGTATCACTGGATCGTGGGCAGGTTAGACGCTACGGCTTGAATGAAATAGCGCCTCTTATCAATGAGGTACTGGACGAAGCTAATCTACCTAGAGAGCTTACAGCTATGTCGCTGCGCCGTACTGCCGTTACTGAAATGATGGAAGCAGGGGTTGACCTAGTGGGTATCATGCAAGTAACAGGGCATGTGAACCCTGCATCATTGAAGCCTTACATGGTCAATACATTCAGTGGTGCAAGCAGAGCTTTAGCAGCAAGAGGTAACGATGATGAAGATTCGTAAATATGTAGGTGATCTATGCCTGACTACGGGTGAGAACCATCGTGGTAACTGTCCTGTGTGTGGTGGGCGTAATACGTTCACTGCAACCAACGACAATGGTGTAGTAAAATATAACTGCTACAAAAATACCTGCACTATCGGTGGTTTTATCCACACTGATTTGACTGCTGCAGAAATAATGATGATTATGCGACAAACTGCAGAGCAAAAACGACATAGGGAGAAAGAGACTATGGAGATACCACAGTATGTGGTGAAGCCTATGCCTACGCATCTAAAGTTTAACAGGTTTGTAAGGCGCTGGGGTTTAGCGATAGATAATTTACTTTATGATGTTAAGGATGAGCGTGTTGTATTTCCGATACACCACAAGGGGCGCATGGTAGACGCTATCGGTAGGGCTGTAGGTAACACGCAGCACCCTAAATGGTATCGCTACACTGGCAAAGCTGACTACTACACGATAGGTACAGGGTCTGTCCTATTTATTGTTGAAGATGTTGTGTCAGCTATCGTTGCATACCAAGAGTTTCCACATATAACTAGCATGGCTATTCTTGGTACTCAATTAACAGACAAACATATGGAGAAGATAGGTGAATATAATAGGGTTGTTATTGCTCTTGATCCTGACGCTATAGATAAGACTATCAAGTACAGGTCAGAGATACAGGCATGGACAGGGCTACGCACTATGGCTTACATGCTAAACGACGATGTTAAATACAGAGTAGAAGATGACATGGAAAAGTTAGAAGGAATGTTGAACAATGATTAAACCAGCGGTATTACCTCAAGGCTACACAAAGAATGTAGCAATGCACAAAGGTCAGTGGTGGTATGTTATGAATGGTGTACTGAAACAGCCTATAGTACAGTGTGAAGAGCGCAACAAAGGAAGGATGTTTGTACGAGAAGAAATGACTGCAGATAATCCTCAAGGCTACATACATAAAGGTAAGGGTAAAAAACCACCACACCCTTATGTGTTGCTTGGATACCACACTCCAGGAGTATTTAAAACTTGGGATGAGGCATTAAATAAAATTAACTCTGAGTCTTTTGAGAAGGGTAAGAGCACAGAAGGTTACGTGTATGTTATAAATTGTGAGGGTGCGTATGACGGTTGGTTAAAAATAGGATGCACTAGATTTATAGAAAGAAGACTTAGCGCATTAAATACAGGATCTCCCTTTAGAGATTATAAGTGTTTACATATGAAATTCTTTTCTGATAGGCACTTCGCAGAAGGTAAAGCGCATAAAGCAGCTAAGCTTATCTTTACAGATCACGACAAACAAAATGGTGAATGGTTTAAGGTGTCAATAGAACAAGCCATAGATATTATTGATAGGATAGAAGAATGATTGAAGCGGTAACAGGTGCATCTATACTTGCGTTCTTAATTATTGGTTTTGTATGTATCATATTGAGTGAGGTAAATAAATGATTGAAGTAACTTTTAAAGCCAGCATGGGTAATGACCTTACGGTCTGTAACGCTGCCCGTGTTTCATTCGGTAAAGAAACTGAGTGGGATTACGAAGAGTCAGATGCTTACAGCTTTAAGCAACACCTTAAAACAAAAGATAGGAAGCTTATACAATACCTAGCCAAACACAATCACATCAGCCCCTTTGGGCATTGCTTTGCCAGCTTTCACATCAAAGCACCCGTCTTTGTAGCTAGGCAACTTGTGAAGCATAAGTTTCTACGGTGGAATGAGATTAGCCGCAGATACGTGGACAATGAGCCTGAGTTTTACGTACCTGATACATATCGTGGGCGTAGTCTTGATAAGAAGCAAGGTAGCGCAGGTAAAGTAACTGTATCTGACAACGGCTTTAACGAGATTGCATTGACAGAGTATGAGTACCTACTAGACTTAGGTGTCTGCCCAGAGCAAGCACGTATGGTGTCTACCACAGAGCTATGATGACTGAGTGGTACTGGTCAGGTAGCTTGGATGCGTTTGCTGATATGTGTAAGCTTCGCTGTGCGCCTGACACACAAGCAGAGACAGCAGAGGTAGCGTGGGGAATTGATCGCATTATGGTTGACCTGTTCCCTGTGTCGTGGAGAGCATTAAGGGAGAATGGATGATGAGAGGTAATATTAACGGTGCAATCAAGGCGTCAGCTATTGTAGCTTTACTGATAGCTGCGCCACCTGTGTTGATAGCTATGACGTATGACGAATACCCTAAGTACTGCAAGCTATCAATATTGCTACCATGTATAGGAGTAAGTGATGAATGACATTAAAGTAACAGATGTAGAAGAGCACCGTGATGGTAGCGCTACACTACAAGTAGAGTGTGCCCCTGAGATATTCGCAGCCATCTTTAACGTAGGGTTTGTAGCTCTTATAAAGAGAGGCTTAGAAAGTGAGAAGTGGCAGACATGTGTAAGCTGTGGTGGCCCCGCTCAGAATGATATGTGTGGCTTTTGCTTAGAGGAAGAATGATATGGCAGAACAAAAATTTGAAGATGCAAAAAGTGAAGGTTGGCTTTATGCAGGAAGAAACTCAAAAGGTGAAATTAAGTTTAGAAAGTACACAAACCAAGATCTGAATTATGTAAAAAAGTATCTTGATGATAAAGGTTTGGCATACTACGTACATGAGAAGGCTAAATTAGTTTTTATATATAAAGATCCTGAGCCTGAAAGTCAGTACAGTGCTAGGTATGCTTACTACTATACTACTGGTATGTGGGGTAATGACAAAAGGAAGAAACATTACCATTCCAATGGTATAGAAGATTTTATAGATAGATTCTTTACAACTAAAGAAGAGAACAAGAAATATTGGGATGAAAAAAATAAGAAAGAAAAGACATGAGTATGGCTGGAACAATAGAAGACATGCGTTGGGAAATAAAACTGTTGAAAGATGAAAACAGTAGGCTTAGACGTTTCATTAAGGATCACAAACTGATTCGTGAGTTTGACGATGAAGAACGTAAGAGAGCCTTAGAGAGAGCAAGAATAAATAAATAACTACACTTGTAGGAGACAAGGATGATTGAATTAGCATTACTAAAAACTCTACTTAATAAAGAGTTTTACGATCAACACAAAGGCATACGCTGCCCTGATAAGATCTTTACGAAAGACACACGTAAGATCAAACAGGCGTTAGATACGGCAATGCAGACGTATGAAGAAGATATGTCTGTGTCAGATCTTGAGGCTGTGTTCATGGGGCTTAATCAGACCATGACAACCGCTACGAAATCTGCATTCCAGGATTTGTTTCAGCGTTTAGAAAAGGCTGAACCTATTAAGAAAGACATTGCAGAAGATACCTTGAGTCACCTGTTTCAACAGTACGTTGGAGAGCAGGTTGCCAATCTAGGTTTCGACTTTGTTAATGGTAGCCAGAGTAGTCTAGAGCCATTACGCCGCTTACTAGAGGATTACAAAGATGATTTTACTCCTAATCTCCGTATTGACTGGGATGATATTGACATTGACACATTGCTTGCTGCGAATAACCTTGAAACGCAGTGGAAGTTTAACATACCAAGTCTCCGTAGGAAGGTGGAAGGCGTTAGCAGTGGTCATCTTCTTGTGGTTGGCGCTAGGCCTAATACTGGCAAAACTTCTTTCCATGCCTCTCTGGTAGCAGGTACGGATGGCTGGGCGTCACAGGGTGCTAAGTGCATTGTACTGTGTAACGAAGAAAGCTACGAGCGTGTAGGTGCACGTTACCTAAGTGCTGCAACCAACATGAGTATGGATGAAGTTAAAGAGAATGTATCTCTAGCACGTAAGCGCTACGATCCAGTAAAACAAAACATCCGTATCAAAGATAGCACAAACAAAGATATGAAATGGGTTGAGGCGGTAGTAAAGAATGAAAAGCCTGACATTGTTGTGTTGGATATGGGGGACAAGTTTGCAACCAAGAATAGCGATAAGTCAGACATATACCTCAAGGATGCAGCCATCCATGCACGTAACATTGCAAAGCAGTATAACTGCTTGTGTGATCTGGATGTCTCAGCTATCTGCTGTTGCAGAAGGAAAGGTCTACGTTGATCAGTCCATGATGGAAGGGTCTAAGACAGGTAAGGCAGCGGAAGCAGATCTTATGGTTTTAATCTCTAAAGATCCTATCGTAGAAGGGCAGTCAGAAGAGTCAACACGGCGGCACCTGAACATTGCTAAGAACAAACTAAAGGGTGGGTGGCATGGTGTTGTCCATTGTGAATTAGATGGTGAGCGTTCACTCTACACCGCTTAGGAGAATAGATGAGACTTGTATTAGATGTAGAGAACAGCATCACATGGCGTGATGGTAAGACGTTCATTGACCCCGTACGAGGTAGGCAACCACCTTGTTCAGGTAGGCATGGTAAATGCTGATAACAAAGAAGAGATTATGCTTGTTACCTTAGATCACAATGAGCATAAGGATTCAGATGGTCAAGGTAGAGCCTTGATACAGAAGTTACTTGATAAGACTACACTGCTTATCATGCACAATGCCAAGCATGATCTTATGTGGCTATGGGCCAGTGGCTTTACGTATGATGGTGACATCTATGATACCCTGCTGGCAGAGTACATATTGTGCAGAGGGCAGAAGCCCAAAGAAGGTATCAGCCTATCAGCCTGTGCTATTAGAAGAGGCTTAGCAGAGCAGAAGGAAGACTACCTTACTGCCTGTATAAAGAAAGGAATAAACACCCATGAGACGGATCTCGACTCTCTTAGCATTTATCTTCGGGCTGACATCCTCACAACTTGTGAGTTGTTCCACAGCATCGAAGCAGACTACGCAACCCCAGAATCCAGATCCCTTCATGCAGTCAGAACCGTCACCTTTCAAACATGCAGAACCCTCACCGAAATGTACATGTCAGGACTAAAGGTAGACCTTGATGTATTGGAGCAGGTTAAGGAAGAGTTTGAGCTTGAACAGGCGCAGATAGAAGAGCGTCTACAGAGCCAAGTGCGGGATCTTATGGGTGATACACCTATCAACTTAAACTCACCTGAACAGCTATCTCAGGTTATCTTCTCACGTAAGCCTAACGATAAGAAAGAGTGGGCAGACATATTTGAGTTTGTAAAAGATAAGGCTGAGTTTAAAGGCTGCAGTCAATGCTAACTCTAAGATGCTGTTTAAGACAACAGCTTTTCACGTGCCCTACATGTAATGGGGCTGGACATACATACAAGACAAAGAAAGACGGTACACGTTACGCTAGGACCAAACAAGTGCACTACCTGTGACTCAAGAGGCTATGGCTTGAAAGAGTCAAAGCAAATGGCCGGGCTTGGGCTTTAGTGCACCAAACAAGAAGTGGATCGCTCATAGTGGCTTTGGCACAGGAAAGGATAACTTAGATGCACTGGTGGCAACAGCTAGGAACAATAACATGGAAGCTGCGGCAAGCTTTATTCTGGATGTTAAGCGCCTTAATGCTATCACTAGCTACCTTTCTAGCTTTGTTAACGGCATATCTGTGCATACTAAGTCTAACGGATACCTTCACGCAACTCTTAGCCAGCACATAACAGCTACAGGTAGGTTTAGCAGTAAAAACCCTAACATGCAGAACATGCCTCGCGGTGGTACATTCCCTGTTAAGAAAGTCTTTGTGTCACGTTGGGAAGGCGGGAAAATTTTAGAGGCCGACTTTGCCCAGCTTGAATTTAGAGCGGCTGCGTTCTTAGCTCAAGATGAGGTTGCTATGAGAGAAGGTTGAGACAGGCTTTGACGTACATGCTTACACTGCAAAGGTTATCTCTGATGCAGGTCAACCTACCGCTAGACAGGCAGCAAAGGAGCACACTTTTGCCCCGCTATTCGGCGCTACTGGATATGGGCCGTAGCAACGCTGAGAAGGCTTACTATGAGCACTTCAATGATAAGTACAAGAGGTATAGCACAGTGGCAACAAAACTTAGCTGACGAAGCAATGCGCTTCAATAAGATTACCAATATCAGTGGTAGACAGTATGCTTTCCCTGACATTGAGCGCAGAGCTAATGGTAGTGTCACACACTTTACTATGATAAAGAATTATCCTGTACAGGGCTTTCGCTACGGGTGATGTTACCCCTGCTGTACTTAATGAGTTTCACAAAAGATTGAAGCCACTAAAAGTCTGTGCTGATCAATACAGTACATGACTCAGCGGTGGCTGACATACACCCTGACGAAGAAAAAGAGGTATTACAAATAGTTGCAGATCTTAATGACAATCTTGTAGATCTGATAGAAGATGTATACAGAGTACGTATGAATGTACCATTATTATTAGAGGCAAAAATAGGCCCAAACTGGCTTGACACAAAAGACGTATAATGTATAACTACAATTTCCTGAAACGCTCATCGAAAGGAAACGATATGAGCCAAGAATTAGCAGTAGCACTAGACCGTGGACAATCAATGGCAGAGCTTATGGGCGTGTCTAACAGCACACCACAGAGCGCAACGCCTAGCGTATCACGGCTTAACGTCAACCAAGAGATCCTAGAGAAAGAGGTATCTATGGATGGCGAAACATTTATGAAACCAACCGTACCAAAAGGGGCGTACAAACTAACTACAGGTGATGATGTAGTATACAGTAAGACGGTAACTGTACGTGTCTTTGCTGTACGCCAACAGTGGCAGCGCTGGAATGGTGACACTACTGAGATGGAGAAAAGCGTTTTGGCTAACAGCCTTAACAAGGATCTCAAAGATAACTTAGGTGGCTATAACTTAGGTAGGCCATCAGGTTATATCGAAGACTTCAATGCACTTTCAGAAGCAACAAAGTCTCTCATTCGTAGCGTAAAGAGAGTTAAGGTATTCTTTGGTTTGGTAACACTAGATAGCCCTACAGATGCTATGGGTGAAAAAGTAGACGGTGATTTCACGGACATCCCTTTTGTGTTTGACGTTAAGAACCGTGACTCACTAAAATCATTGGACGGTGTACTGGCGCAGATCAACAAGAAGAATCTCCTGCCACCTATGTCTACTATCAAGCTATCTCCTGCTGTAGGTAAGATCCCTACGGGTGCTACCTTTGGTTATGTTACTGCAGCAATCGGTGATAAGGTTGAGCTATCTGATGATGACAATGATGTACTGGGTAACTTCCTAGACTTCATTGAATACATCAATGGTTCACTCTTAGATAAACATGAAGAGCGTAGCTCTGATGGTCTGTCACACGCCGACAAAGAGATTGTAGCTTCAATCGTAGAAGTGGAAGAGTAATGGAACACCCTGCTGAATTAGCAATCTTCTCTTACTTACAGAAGGCTATGGCAGGTGAGGCATCAATGTCAAAAGAGGTGGCTTCTAAAGTCGCCTCTGATGTTGAGGCTGCTATGCTAAAGCAGTTTGCTAGTGGGCCGCGTGACGAGTTTCGTATGCGTATGTCCTAATCTTGGTAAGCCTAAGTGTCAGTTGTGGTATGAGAAGAATGACCCAAAGGATAAGACCCCTTTTCCACCACACTTCTTGATGAACATGATCTTAGGTGACATTGTTGAAGCTGTATTTAAGGGCGTCATGCGTTCTGCTGGTATAGACTTTAAGGACAATGATAAAGTCACACTAAAGCTACCTCACGGTCAGGATATCAACGGTGAGTATGACATGGAGTTGGACGGTAAGATTGACGATGTTAAGTCTGCATCTCCTTGGTCATACCAGAACAAGTTTGCTTCATTTGATGCACTAGAGAGTGGTGATAGCTTTGGTTACATCCCACAGCTTGTAGGCTACGCAGAGGGTGCAGGTAAAGGTGTTGGCGGCTGGTGGGTTATCAATAAAGCTAACGGTGAGTTTAAGTATGTCTCAGCCTCTGAGGTAGACAAACAATCTGTGCTAGATGATATCCAAGATACGGTTGATTATATAGATCAAGACCAGCCTTTCGAGCGTTGCTTTGAGCCAATTGAAGAAACATTCTACAAGAAGAAGACAGGGCATAAGAAGTTAGGTACTGAGTGTGGTTTTTGTGCATTTAAACATAAGTGCTGGCCCAACCTGAGTACAGAACCTGCTAGATCATCAAAAGCTAAGAATCCAAAAATGGTAGATTACATTGATGCCTAAAAAACATAATACCAGAAGGTATCGTAGTGGCCTTGAAAGAGAGGCCGCTGCATTTCTAAAGGTAAACCAAAAGAAGGTGTTGTATGAAAAGATAAAGATAGAATGGGAAGACCTACGCTATCGGACATACACACCTGACTTTGAGTTAGACAATGGTATCTTTATTGAAACTAAAGGTATCTTTGACAACGAAGATAGACGTAAGCATCTAGCAATAAAGGAGCAACATCCAGAGTTAGACATACGCTTTGTATTTAGTAACGCTAATGCCAAGCTATATAAAGGTGCCAAATCTCGCTATTATAACTGGTGTGATAAAAATGGCTTTCTGTGGTCACACAGGTTAATACCTGTAGAGTGGCTAAAAGAAAAAGGTAGACGGTGTAAGCTTGAAAGAGTGGCACTAAAAACACAAAGGAAGAAGTGATGTCTTACAAAGTAAAAAATGATGAAGTTGCTGTTATTATAAAGCCTGTTATGGATGAAGAGGGTAATTGGACACTTGAGTTAGCTACAGGTTTAGCCTTTGGTGAGGTCATAGATGCGCCTATGCCCGCAGCACATGCAGCTTTTGAGGCTGCGCTTTCTATGGCAGCGTCTTTAACCTTTCTAGCAGATTACCCTGAGTTTGAGGAAGAGCTTGTCGAATATAAACAGGAAATGCTAAAAGATATATTTCCTGAGCAATATGCTGCTGCTGAAAAAGAGTTATCAGATGCAGAAAAAGAAGAGGTTTACAGCAAGAAAGGTAACGTATATACACTTAATGCGTTCACTAAAACACAAGGAAGTGCTTAATGGTAGATCCTGTAAATAAACCCGTACACTATAATCAAGCTGGGATAGAGTGTATAGAAGCTATACGTGCTATGACATGTAAGATGGATGGTACAAGTGCGTACATGGCTGGTAATGTATTGAAATACGTTTGGCGTCACGAGTATAAGAATGGTCTGGAAGACTTAGAGAAGGCGCAGGTATACTTAGGTTGGCTAATAGATAACTACAAAGAGAATCACAAATGAACACCAAGACATTTAGTGTTATGTTTATGTTAAACGTAGAGGAAGAAAACAACATTCTATCATCGTCTGATGAGCACCATCAGGAAGATGTTTATGACCTAATAACAAATGTTATGTATGATGTTGATGATGTAAAAATACGAAATTTAATAGTTAAGGAGCGGCAATGATTAATGAGACAGACTTAGAAGCATTTGGTTACTTTGACATGTTTCAGAACAGCCCTGATTGGGATAATGACCCACTACGTTTTTATAGCCAGTTTGTAGAAGATAAAGTTTTTACTAAGGGGCGAGAACGATTAGTAGAAAACACTTTGGGTCTTGTAGGAGAATCAGGAGAGGTTGCGGAAAAGATAAAGAAACTATTTCGTGACAAAGGAAAGTTTAGTGATGAAGATGTACTGAAAGAGTTAGGGGATGTGTTGTTCTACGTTGTTGCATTATCAAACATCTTTGGCGGTAACTTAAAGAAGACTATGGAAATGAATATGGCAAAGCTGGATGACAGAGAGCAGCGCGGAAAATTAAAGGGTTCAGGAGACAATAGATGAGCAACCTACTACCAACAGACTATCAGACATTTATTCACAAATCACGTTATGCCAAATACTATGACGGTTACGGGCGTGAGTTTTGGACAGACACAGTAGAGCGCTACATGATCAATGTAGTTAATTCACTGCTAGACCCTAAGATTTGTAGAGAGATTGAGTCTGCTATACTTAGCACAGACATCATGCCCTCTATGCGAGCGTTGATGACTGCTGGCCCTGCTTTAGACAGAGACAATACTGCTGGCTATAACTGTAGCTACTTACCCGTAGATGACCCTAAGTCCTTCGATGAGGCTATGTACATCCTCTTGTGCGGTACTGGTGTTGGTTTCAGCGTCGAGAGGCAGTATGTTAGCAAGCTCCCTGAAATACCTCAACTCTTCGATAGTGAGACTACAATCGTTGTCAAGGACAGTAAGGAAGGTTGGGCTAAAGCTTTCAGACAATTGTTGGCACTCCTTTGGGCTGGTGAAATCCCTCAGTGGGATATTGGTTTGGTACGCCCTGCAGGTGCTAGGCTCAAGACGTTTGGTGGTAGAGCAAGTGGCCCAGCGCCTCTAGTTGAATTGTTTAACTTTGCTATCACAACCTTCAAGGCTGCACAAGGACGCAAGCTATCTAGCATTGAGTGCCATGATCTTATGTGCTTCATTGGTCAGATTGTTGTAGTTGGTGGTGTACGCCGTAGTGCTATGATTAGTTTGTCTAACTTGAGTGATGACCGTATGCGACACGCTAAGTCAGGCCAGTGGTGGGAAACAGCCCCGTGGAGAGCCTTAGCTAACAACAGCGTAGGGTACACAGAGAAGCCTGACATGGAGACATTCATGCGTGAGTGGACAGCCCTTGTTGCATCTAAATCAGGTGAGCGTGGAGTGTTCAACCGTCAAGCTTGTATCGATCTAGCAGTTAAGCATGGACGCCGTGATCCTAACCATGAGTTTGGTTGCAACCCCTGTTCTGAAATCAGCTTGCGCCCGTACCAATTCTGTAACTTAACGGAAGTTGTTGTACGTGCTACAGATACTATTGATGACCTAGAACGTAAGGTACGTCTGGCTACTATTCTTGGCACAGTACAGTCTACGTATACTAAGTTTCCTTACTTGCGTAAAGTATGGCAGAAGAACACAGAAGAAGAGCGCTTACTTGGCGTATCACTTACAGGTGTTATGGATAACCCTCTAATGACGCCTAAGAATCAAGGATTGGAGCAGACTCTTGAGCACCTACGTAGTGTGGCTGTCAATACTAACGCTGAATTTGCTGGTATGCTTAATATACCTGTATCTGCAGCAATTACGTGCATTAAACCATCGGGTACCGTCTCGCAATTGGTGGATAGCGCCAGTGGCATACATGCTCGCCACAGTGCCTATTATATCCGTACTGTGCGCGGTGATAATAAAGATCCGCTAACACAGTTTATGAAAGACAAAGGCATCCCTAATGAGCCTTGTGTAATGAAGGGTGACACAACCACAGTGTTTAGTTTTCCTGTAAAGTCACCTGATAATGCGGTTACACGTAATGATATGACAGCCATTGAGCAGCTAGAGTTGTGGCTTACTTATCAGCGACATTGGTGTGAACATAAGCCAAGTGTGACAATCTCAGTGCGGGATGCTGAATGGATGGAAGTGGGTGCATTTGTTTACAGGCACTTTGATGAAATGTCTGGTGTATCATTCTTACCTCATACAGATCACACGTATCAGCAAGCGCCTTATCAGGATTGTACTAAGGAAGAGTACGAAGAGCTTTTAGCTAAGATGCCTATCAGCATTGCTTGGTCAGAGCTTACTGAGTACGAAAGCGAAGACAATACTGCAGGTAGTCAGACTATGGCATGTACAGGAGATTCCTGTGAGTTGGTAGATCTGACATGAGTGTATACACATTAGTGGGGCGGCTTGACTGCCCTCACTGCTCCAAAGCTATGGGGTTGTTGAGAGATAGCGGCCTTTCTGCTCAGTACTACTCTCTCAATGACTCCAAGTGGTTACTTGACTTATTTAAGAAGTCAGGTATAAAGACTGTACCCCAAATATGGGATATAGAAGGTAATCACATAGGTGGTTACACAGACCTGAAAAAACTCTTGAAAGGAGAATGACATGACAGGTTTTGAATTTATGGCAGTTGCAACTATTGGTATGGTTGCTGTCGGTGAAGTTGTTGCTCTTACTGCAGAGTATGGCCCTGCACTTGTTGATCAAGTTAAAGGCTGGTTCTAATGTATATTTTAGTCCTAATAATGTTTCATGAGGCAGCTTATAAGCTACAAGCTCACGATGTATTTTTTAATAGCTACAAAGAGTGTAATCAGTTTGCTGAGCCAATTAAAGAAAGATTAATTAGGACTAAACCTTCACCTTCTTCTGATGTGAAATACTACTGCTTTCAAGTACCAGAAAGTACATAAGGAATACCCGTGAAACTAGAACGAGAAGCCAAGGCATACATGGACACAAAGACTAATCTTTTTAAGGCCGATCTAATAACACAGGCAACAGGCTTAGAAGTGCACTACAATAGAAACCTACAAAACTGTGATGAAAAGGAGAACGCTTTAGAGCGACTTACTGAGTCACAGATGTGGGCTAAGCTCGCTGCTGAAAAGTATGGTATTAAATAAAGAAAGGGGCGCTTAGTGCGCCCCCTCTGCTATTCTTTGTAGACTTGATCGTGGTAGTCTAGGTAGTTTAGATACATGTACAATTCATTGTAATTCATGTCTCTGATATTTGTTGTAGCTCCCTTGTTCTTCATAAACCTCTTTGCTTCTGCTTTAGAGTTTCTATTGCCAGTAGCTGATGCTTTCCTGCGTAAACTCTGTATGATGGTATCAGAGTCTGAGCTTGCCTCTAAGTAAGATTTTACATCTGCACGTACCTTAGTCAGCCTGTCAGATACCATAGTACGTCTTTGCTGTAAGTTAGCCCTCTTAAACTTAGGATCAGCTAACAACATTTTTGACTCCCTCTCTAATAGAGGTGCAAATACTTTGTTAAAGACCTTATCGTACCCAGCAATCTCAGATCTCTCCCCTGCAGTCCAAGGTGCCATCTCAGCCACAGAGTATAACTCTTCTGCTGCAGTACGAGTTTGCTTAATAGTCACACCTAAAACTTTAGCGAGCGGGTTGGGGTCATAGACCTCACCTTCACGTATACCTACACGTAGCTCTTCACCTGTAAGGGTATTCTTTGTTTTATCGTTGAGATCGCCTTTAGCAGTATCAATGGCATCAATAAATACTTCTGCTAAGTTATCAACATATTTAAGCGAAGACTGTGACAGCGTATCTATACCCTGAGACTGACGTACATCTTTAGCTGTGTCTGTTTCAGTTGCAAAGCCTACAAGTTTGTTTAGTGTGTCTAGTGGGCGGGTGTAACCCGATAAGTAATTACCACCTGCTTTAGTTATCCCTGATCCAAACCCAGCCTTCAAGTAATCTACATCACCTTCCATGTTAAGGAAGAAGTCTACAATAGAGTTAAGATCATTACCAAACTGTGCATCAGAAGCAAACTGACCTACTGCCATCTGCTTACCTAATTCTGTAACTAGCTCTGATGGTACAACGTCTCCGTCTTTTCTGATACCAAGTATACGCCCAGCCAGTAGAAACATAGAAGCCGGGAATTGGCTCTTCATGTCAATTACATTACCTGCGCCTGACTCAACTTCGTAAACGCCTAAGCCTTTCTTTCTACGCTCTTCATCATAAGCTATAGCTAGACCTACAGTAGAGTATGCAACCAGCGTTCTAGAAAACGCTTCTGTGGGCTTGAGCATGTCTACGTCTTCGCCCTTCTTAGCGGCACCACGTACCAGAGCGCTTGCCATATCAATGGCTCCACCTGCTGACCACTGATAGCCTGTAGCTATAACGTTATTAAAGAATCGCCCAAAGGGTAGGATAGTACCTACTACAGGGATGTTAGAAAGCTTCTCAATTTGCCCTGCCGCTAAACCTAAGAAGTTTTCCTGCGCTGTGTAATCTTTAGAGAAAACTGATCGTAGTGTTTGATCCAAAGCACCACCAATAACGTCATTATCAATAAGATCAATATCACCTTCTTTAAGAACAGTCATAAGATCTTTGTCATGCTTGAGCCGTACATACTTATCTAGCTCACCCATAAACATCTGTGACTTAGTGAAGCTATCTTGAATACGTACACCCGATATCTTTGTTGCGGCATCTGCAATAGTCTCAAGCTTCTTGGCTACACCTTTAGATGTGTCTATGCCATAGCGTTTGCCTGTACGCTCTACACCACCTGATACCGTTTCAAAGAGTATCTTGCTTACGTCTTTGTGTTGACCAAGAAAAGCCATGTATGCGTCATGTGTAGTGTAGGGATCTAACAAGTTACGCATCTTCTGTGCTTGCATATCTAGGTATACTCTACCGCGTCTACGTGTCTCAACAGCTTTCTGCCCCTTCTGTGTCATGCTCAAAGCAATGTGACCATAACCATTAAGAACATCAGCTAGAGTTGAAACAGTAGCGTACTGTGCAAAGCCAGCAACGTTGACTGCAGTTGTAGATGTTGATGATACAAGCATTCTACGCCATAGGTTTTGACCATAAGCGAAAGGCTGTGCACGTTTAGCTTTCTCAGCTTCCTTCTTTAAGATCTCACCTGATGCTTCACTTATAATAGTTTCACCGTGCAGGAGAGTACCATTTACTACCTTAGCTGCCTGACTCATCACGTTAAGCGTAGAGCCACCACGACTTGCTTCAAACGCTACTAAGTCTTGCAGGTTCTTCTGTGAGCTAGTGGCATCACCTAATGTAATACCTGTAATCTTTAACAGTTTATTTATCTCTGTTAGCTCATCTTCTGGAAGCTGTGGCACAATGTTACTTAGGGCGTCAGATATAGTAACGTTATTGGGTAGCTTGTGCCCAGACTTAGCTAACTGAAAAGCCAAGCCATCTACTGTACCTTTACCATTAGAGCCTAAGATAATCTGGGAGAATACATCTGTGTCTGTAATGTTTCTACTGAACATGTCTCTGCCAGCTTCAACTTTCTCTTTCCAGCTACGAACATTCTTTTTGATGTCTGCTGTTACGTCATCTATTTGAGAGTTAGTTAGCTTTATTGTCACTGGCTTAGTGCGTTTCTCACGCATAGCAGCTAACTCACCTTCTAATCCTAGATCTGCGTAACCAGACTTACCCTTCATTTTACCTGCAACTATTTGGGCACCAGGAGCAGCCACACCAAAGAGAGAGCTAAAACCTGTTTGTAACAAGCTGTACTCATCCTGTGACTCTACATCAATCATAAGATTCTGAATCTGTAGATCCTGCAATACTGCTAGTGATGTGTCTGTTGCTGCTGTAGCGTACAAAGACTTCTTAGCTGCGCCTTCTGTTATCTCTTGCTTAGCTTGCTGTCGAGCCTGTAGCCTAGCACGGCGTAGGGCAAGATCTCTCTCCCGTCTTGCTGTCTCCCGCATAATCTTTTTAGCTGCAGGGTTCTTAGCCCCTATAGACAGAGCATGATTTAAAGCAGCCTCTCCCGCCTCTTTACCAATCTTCTCTGCTGCTTCACGAGAAGCACCTTTTTTGAGTGCTTCCTGTGTAGCCTTAGCTACGGATAGCTTAACTGCTTGCTTTCCCCCTTGGGTGATTCCAAAGCCAGCCGCTTTAGATATACCACCTGTCAATAAACCAAGATAGTTTGACGGGTCTTTAGCTGCAGCAAAGATATAATCCTTTATACCATCTACAGCCCCAAGTACCCCATCATTTACAAACACACTACCTGTTTGATCATACAGATCGTATGCTTGCTTTGCTTTTACTTTATCTAACTCTGTTGCCTTAGATACAAATCTAGCCTCGCTTGCAGTAGATACAACGTTTGTATTGAACGCTCGCATATGATCAAAAAACTGTTCTACAAGTTTATCATCAGTATACTCACCGCCATCACGGTACTGATACCCAAACCTAGACATCATGTAGTCACGTATCTTTGCAGCATTGGCAGACTTTTTTAGATCGTCTTTCTTTAGTTTGCCTTGCTTGACGTTTGTATCTTGAGCGGCATCTCTTCTAGCGAGAATATCCTCTAAAGAAACGCCTTCTCGCTTAGGCTCTACAGCAGTAGTAGCAGTGGTAGCCTCTTCTTTTTTCTGCCTATCTAGTATATCCTGTAAAGAAACACTCATATTACTCTTCCATCATATTAAGGGCTTGCAAAATAATACTGGCAGCGTTGTCTAGATCCATGTAAGTAGAGTCAGCTACAAGCTCTGAGTTACCTGAGTTTTCTTCAAACCAAGCAGCTAGTGCTTCTTTAACTTCTGAAATAGGATCGTCTTTCGTGATACCAAACTCTTCCATAGCTTCTAGCATTTGATCGTCATACTTCATAAAGAAGCCCATTTTATCCCTGACAGGTGATGAAGTGGATACGTCAGGATCATCAAAACCTGCTTTAGGTTTCCTTGGCCTATCACCTAAACCTTGTAGTGGCGTACTGGGTGGCTTTGCATTTGGTACATCCAAAGGATCTGATGCAATAACTCTAGCCTCTTCTTCTGCAGGATTTATTACATCGGGTTGCACTACATCTTTAAATGCCCCTGCCCCTACAGACCACATATCAAGAGGGCGTGGTGGTAGACCTGCAGCTACACGCTCCTTACGAGACATTTCTTTCCACTCTGCCAGAGTAACATCTGACATAGACTTTTTCCAGTTGTTGACTTTAGTGATGTTGATAGCTGCTGTATCACGAGGGCTAGTACCTCTGTCACTTAGGTTTATAGGTTGCTCTACAAACGCTTTGCTCTCTAAGATAGGCTTTAGCATCAGGGTTTGTTTGTATCTCTTGCTGAATTTCTGGAGAAGCTAAGACATAATCTGACATAGGTACGCTAAGGGTTTCATCTGTCTTATGGTTAAACACCCGCATATTACCGTCACCATCTTCAAAGATAGTTACTGGGTGATTTATAATAGAATCAGTGTCTACAGTAAATGTTACTGCGTCAGGCTCTAACGAGAAGGGTAAGCCTTCTATGTCCTTTGTTTGTACAGGGATAGGAGCGTTGTTTTGATTAACAATCTTAACAGTCTCTACTGGTTGATCCGCTGCAGGGGCTGGAACAGAAGGCACTGTAGGTGCTTTAGGTTGATCTGTATTAGTTTGAATCCCAGTAGGAGAGCTAGCATCACTCAGGCTTTCTGTACTAGGTCTAGCTCTAGGACGTAAAGAATTTTGGGGAGCTAAATTAGAAGAAGGTTCTTCCTCTATTGCGCCACCTAAAGTCGCTGCAGTCCATCCCGGAACACCAACGATGTTGTCGTACTGACTACCCATTCGCTTCACAAAAGTTTCACCATAGTAAGCTGCAGCTTGGTCTTGCACATAGGGTACAAACTGCTCATTTAAAACTTGTAGTTTTTTCTTTTCTGCTTTTTCTAATTTATCTTGGGCCATTAGAAGATCAGACTGTGCACCGTCTACACCACGTTCTACTGCCTTTTTATGTGTAATAATTTCTTCTTCTATAGTCTCTATCTCACCCTGCACTAATTGAAAGGCATCATTAGCATTTACTGTAGACTGAAAATCTATACGTGCACTAGATACATCATTCTCACCAAATAAGTTAGGAGACAGGTAAGTAAGGTAAGAGTTACCGCCTACTTTATTGTACGCAGAGGATGATGCCATTTGCTTTAGGTCAAACAAGCTCATACCTTCATAGACTTCTTCTTGGTCTAGCTTGAAGCGAACATCGTCCATAGCAGTACGCCCAGTTGTACGATCCCACCAGTTAGACTCAGGGCGTTTGTAATCTCCTGTGGTGTACTTACCAATGCCAAAACCTTCATCAAGCATGTCTTGTATAGTCACACCCGTCATAGCAGGATCAAGAGTAGTGGCAGCAAATATATCAGCGTTGTTCTTCACAAAGTCTATACCTTGACTTGCTACACCTTTAGACAGAACACCATCTAAAGTAGACAACCCATCTAAGCCATTCTCTGCATAAGCAGCCTTGACCATTTCTTTTGTGCCGCCCTTACTAATGATTTTCTGTGTAAGGGTTTCAGCATTATTACGTGCTTTAATCTTCAAGTCAGCTTTAGCTTGATACGCAGCCTGATTCTCACGAAGATCATCCATGTAATCTTCTGCTTTTTTCTTACGTCTTTGAATGTTCTCTGCAGATGTCTTAAAAAACCCTGTCAGAAATGCCTGTGCTGCTTCACTCATATCTATTGCCCTCGCGCCATAAGACCTTGCGGTGTTTCACCTTCAACCATAGGCTCCTCTGGAGCTTCATCCATAGGCTGTTCTATTGCTGCTGCTTCTGGTTCTTCGTCTATAGCATCCTGCATACCACGAAGCATCTCTGTTCCTTCATCCTCGCCAGACTTAACGCTCTTCTCTATGGCGTCTGCAATGATTACATCTAGGCGACGCTTCTCACGCGCTGTGCGTAGCTTATCTGGGTCTACTGCTGTCTCAGGTGTATCAACACCATAGGGCACCATAGCGGCCTTTATATAAGCTCCTACGATAGGTGCAGCCAGCATCTGTACATCAACGGTGTGCAACCCTTTCATAGTACCCATGATCATCAGGGTTTCTGTAACGTCCTGTATGTTAGCTCCAAGGTCAAACAATAGGGCCAGATCATCCATAGAGTCTTCATCAGAAAGCTTATCAATATAGTACATGACAGCTTCTTCCATTGTATCCATCTCAGGTGGGTTTTCCCATGCATGGTTACGTGGTTCATCTGTTAGAGATTGACCGGGAATTGGGCCTTGAAATAAGTTTGTCATCTTTATGCCTTACTTTGTAAATCCTGCGCCAAAGTATAATCCTACGATGGCCGATACGATGTGTGTGTCTAAGGGGGTTATTACGAATCCGTTAGCGTACTTCCATTGGGTTGCTTCTGCAGGGCCAAACAGCCAGTTAAGGAAGCCGCCCTGTACTTCTGTGTACCCTACAATAACGCTTACATCAGGATACCATACTGCCACCAGCTTAGGCAACACTATAATAGAGAACACAGCAGATAGAGCAATGATTCTACGTGTCCATGCAAAGTGCTTATCTGTCTTACCTGCATCCCTAGCGCGGTTGACTTGATCTGCATTAAACTGAGCATTAGCAAGCATCATCTTATTCTGCTCTTGCTTGTTCTTCATGCTCTGACCCCATATAGACATTACTCCCCCCAACACTGTTGAGAAGAGCATAGTCAGTAATTCTAGGGGTAAGCCAAACATTATTTAGATGCTACTCTTGTGTCGGGTCTTGCGCGAGGGCGTAGTGAAGTTTGAGGTGCATTGAATTTGTACTTGCTAAACAATTCTATTCGATCATCTAAGCCGTTTAAGCCGCCATTTACTATTTGGGTTACGCGTGTTGTATTAGTGTAATCAGGCTCTTCTGATCTAACGTTTCTTTTCCACCAAGCTACTGTTGCTTTTCTGGCTATTTCAGGGTCTAACATTAATTCTGGGTTATTCTCTAGATCAATGCCTATATCTTCACCTATTTGTCTATAGTTTGCCCTGCCCGTTAGTTGAATGTAACCTCTACCTTTGTAGCGGCTACCGTCACCAGAAGCAAAATCACCGTTGCCAAGTCTTCCTGCATACATAGAGTTAAACACATTTGCACCAGAGTAATTTTGCAGAGCGCCCTCAGAATTTGTAACACCGTCTCTAACAAACCTACGTCTATTAATGTTTTTAAACTTTCCTATCATAGGATCACCAGCCCTTAACGGCTCCTTATTATAGATATCACCTTCTTTAAAACGTTCAGTAGAGATGTTATTTACATTTCCTTCCGTATAACCTTTCTCTTGCATTCTACCAAATCTATTTGACTCATGTGCGGTTTGTGCCATAAATGAACGTAATTCATCTCCCTTGATGCCCTGTTCATATGCGTACTGATACATAACTCTTTCAGCTTTTCCTGCAGAAGTGTTTTCTGCCTTAACAAATTTTATACCAGGCGGTACTGTTTTCTCTAACCCATCAGCTATAGCATCTTCTCTTGCAGATCCTTTATCTTCTACTACTGGAGTAGTATCTTCTGCAGTTTCTACCTCTACCTCTGGTCTAGCCTTTGGTCTTACACGCCCTAATGGGTCATCCTCATTTAAGCCTGTAGCTGCCATGTCTACTCTAGGGTCAGAAGTAACAGGAGACATAATACCTTGAGGTGCACCTTTAGATTGTGTGATACCTTTCTTAGCTCTCTCCCTTGCTGCCTCTACAGCGCTTTTCTTAGCTTCTTCTTCCATGTCAACCACAGGTAAGCCCATCTCAGCAGCTTCTTTCCTCATGGTTTGACCAGCCATCATTCTAGCTAGATCCATATCTTCTACAGATAAAGAACCTGCACTAGCCATCTGTACACCTTCACCTACAAAAGACGAACCTTTGTTAGCGCGGTTACGTAGGTATGAGCCTAAACTAGAAGATAACTCATCTACCATAACATCTGGTTGCTTAGGTATAGTGATACCGTCTGGTGCATCTTTAATAGTCATTGAGTTATCATCAGATGGCGTACCGGGATTATACATGCCGGTAGCTTCAAGTAAGGCATCTTCAATACCGCTAGAGCCTTTTACCTTGTCAACGTAGGATCGTAGCTCAGAGATATCAGGCTTAGGGCGATTCTTAGACATAAACGTTTGTTTAAACTTATCATCGTCCTTAAAGGAATCACGTAGGTTTTGATAGAAGCGCTCTAAAAAGTCGCCACCTGTACCTGATGCATCTGTATCAACCTGCCTATTACGAGACATGATAGAAGAGCTTGTATCTTCTGTTGACACATTGTTTTGTTCATCATTCTCAAAGACACTAAAGTCAGGTAGAAAGCGGTATTGATTAGCCATTATATTATCCTTATCCGAATGCGCTACCAGCCCAAGCACCAACAGCGCCCCAGAAACCAGAAGTCTTTTCCGCTGCCGCTGTTGACGCTGCCGCCTGTGCTGCTTTATCTGCACCATACTTTGCTGCATCTGCTTGTATCTTAGCCACCATAATTGAAGTAGCACGATCTGCATCATTGTTTGCTGTAGTATTAGCGAAACTCATCAAATCACGATACGTTTGAATTGTAGCATTATACGCATTCAATGTCATCTGCCCCTGACGCTGTGCATCTAAACGGTTTGCTTCATTTTGTGCTGCATTATCTGCTGTTGTGTATGCCTGTGCCCATTGAGCGTTAGCCTGTGCTACCACTAAACGGTTTGTAGCGTTAAACTGCTCACGCTGATTAGCCTGTGCTGTGTTAAACTGTGATAAGGCATTAGCCTCACCTGCATTGAATCGTGACATAGCATTAGCTTGGTCAGCATTAGCGAGTTGTACCCGTGCTCCTAGATCAGCAAAGAATTGATTTACTTGGTTCTCACTAGAGGCGTTAAACTGTCTGGCAGCATTCTCTGCAGCCTGATCAGAAAGCATGGCATTAATCTGCGCCTGTGCTGCAAACATTGTAGTCTGCTGCTCATTGGACAGGTTAGCCATATCCATCTGCAGGAAAGCATTAGCAGCCTGTACATTAGCTTGCTGGCGGTTGTTTAGGTTAGCCAAATCAACTTGTGTCATAGATGCAGCATCTGCCATAACCTTAGCATTTTTAGCGTTGAGGTTTGTTATGTCAACCGTCTGAGCCATACGAGCATTCTCTAGTGCAATCTGTTGCTCTGCAGTAAAATTCATATTGGCAACATCAGAGATCTTAGCTGCATTAGTTACACGAGCCTGAAACTCTTGGTTAAACTCTAGCCCTAGAAACGTAGCGCGTTGCTGTGCAGCGAACATAGCTGATTGCTGCTTGTTAGACAGGTTCTGCATTTCAAAGCTTGCAACAGTCTTGGCATCCTGAGAAGCGATAGGGATAGCGCTCTCCATTGCCGCCTGTACAATAGCCTGACCAGCCATAGATGATGATGACAGTCCACGACTAGCCATCTGTGCAGCAGCAGCCCTCATAGCACCTGCAGCCCATGCCGGGGGAGCAGCACCCTCAAAGTCTTCCATCAAACCAGTTAGCTGCCCTTGTACAGTAGCATCAGTTGATGGTGCACCTGTAGCTGCCTCAAAGTTTACTTCTTTCTTTACACGCTCCATATCTACTGTGGAGCCTTCAATCATCTCACCAGCTTCTACCTTACGAGTAGGCGCACCTTCTACACGCCGAGCTTGTTCAATCTGTTCAACAGTAAGACCTAAACTTTTTAGCTTCTCTGGTGACATTGTAGCAGCTTCTGCTAATGCATCAGAGCTTGGCTTACCTGTAGCAGCCTCTAGCTTCTTGAGTGTATCACTTACTTCTGCAGAAACAGTCTCAGGAAGAACAGTAGCAGCAGGTGTTTTTACAGGTGCTGTAACTGCAGCAGCAGGTGTAGCAACAGTAGCAGCAGCTTCATCTACAGTAGCAGCCTCACCTGTGCCTTCTGCAATTTCACCAGCTTTCTTTTGTTCTTCTGTAGTCTCTTTAACTTCTGTATCTTTTACTAAAGTCTCAGGGCTTTCTAGTGCAGTTTTAGTTAGCCCAGCAGCAGCCTTACCTGCCTCAGACATTGGGTCAGGCTTATTCTCTTTATCGTCATCTGCACCAGATGTATCGCCACCTTCTGCAAAACCATATCTCATTGTAAGGGCTTCTTGAAGCGCATCCTTCTTAGTCTGTGCTTCCATATCAATCTGAGCAAAACCCATGTCTAGCTCTTTTTGCTTTTCAAAAACAGACTTTAAATCCTGTGGTTGCTGATTAGGTGCAGGGTTATTACCACCAGATAAATCGCCGCTTGGTAGAACCTCACCGCCGCCACCGTGTGAGTGAGGTGGTACACCTGCTGAAATAGGTGCGTCTGTAGGTAGTTGTGTAGGTAATTGACCTATACCTATTGCAGGACGAAGCGCGTCTGCTAGATATCCAGATCCCGGTCTAGGGGTTATACCGTCTGGTCTTTGAAAAGGGTCTTGTACCAAGTATTGCTGTGGTGGCACCTGCCCAGCACCTGAGAAACCCCTACGTTGGGCACTTAAACGCGATTCCAGATCAACAAATCCACCCTCTGCCATGCCTATACGCTTTTGTGCCATCTGTGTCATTTTACCTACACGGGCTGCTAAGGCAGGGTTAGCTGCAATAATCTTTTCTTGCTCATCAGACTGCATACCTTTAAGGCTAGGATCAATTTTACCTAGCTGCTCTGGTGTAAATCCTGCAAAACGTTTAGCCATCTATCTTATCCTTACTTGCCTACTTGCATCCACACAGCAGTAGCTATGAATGTCAGTACTGCAACTGTACCTAATTGTACGAGTGTTTTCCATATACTTTTCTTTGTATCACGCCATGAGTCTAATAGACTACGTAATTCTTTAATATCAGTAGCTGCATCTAAGTCAGCTAATCCTAAGTCACACAAGGCTTGCCTAGCACCCTTCTTAGCGGCCCTATCCATCATAGCTTCTAGTTGTTCTGGTGTAAGCTGGGTCATGTTACTTGTGGCACGGCTTCGTATATTATAGTCAGATTACCGCTACCGCCAGCACCGCCATAAGAATTGCCCGGAGTGTTTCCGCCCCCCGTATAAACTGCTGGTCCAGCCGCTCCAGCAGTACCCCGTAAAGCCCCTGTAGGGCCGGAGGTATATTCCCCAGAGTAGTAACTAGCAATAGAAGACGTAATATTTATACCCGTATCTGCTCCTGTATTGCCCGGATCTTTAACACCAGAACCACTAGGACCGCCAAGGCCACCACTGCCCGCAGCGGCGGTTACGTTACCATAACTGAAAGTGCTGGTTCCACCAGTACTACCCCTACGTGATATGCCGCTTGATCCCGGAGTACCTCCCGTATTTGAACCACCGCCGCCATACCCCGCGACAAAGGAAGCACCTATTAAATCTGTTACATCACTGACAAATAAGCCATGAACACCACCAGAACCGCCAGAAGCACCAGATCCCGACCCTGTGTTGCCAAATAGTACACCAGCACCGCCGCCGCCACCTCCAGATACTCCAACCCAAGCAGCACCGCTTCCATTTATATCATTAGCAGTAAGAGTTATTGAGCTAGTAAAATAATCTGCGGTAAGAACAAAAACATTTTCTTTACCACGAAAATTATCGATAGATAGGGCACCACTTGAAGGTATACCAGAAGGGTTTGATTGTAGGTCATAGTACTCTGACATAGATATAGGGTTTGAGCCACCAAACTCAGTCTGTATATCGCTTAGACTTGCTGTTCCACTTGGTACTGACATGATTTAATATCCTCTTTATGCGCTACCAAATGCTGTTACATCGTTTTCTACTGTAAGCGCACCTGCACTCGTTAGTTTAAGCCTATCTGTGCCTTGATAAGCAAACTTTAAATCAGAGCCAGATTGAGTAATTGTCCAATCACCTAAATCAATAGTGGATGCTTGGAATGATTGTGAAGAGCTACCTGCAAGGGCTGCTTTACCATCCAATGCAGTCTGTAAGCCATCGACATTTGATATAACATGGTTATGGCTGTCATCCGCTACAGTTGCAGTAATAGTAGCATTAGCTGTACCGTTAAAAGAAGCGCTACCTGATACATCACCTGTAAGACTAATAGTACGTGATGTAGCTAAAGCTGTAGCAGTAGAAGCGTTACCTGTTACAGCACCTGTATGTGTACCTGCTGTGTTACCTGTTACATTGCCTGTAAGGTTGCCTTCAAACGTACCCGCTACAAACGTCTCACTTCCTACAGTCCACTTATCACTTGTTTCATTCCATACAAGGGTTTTGTTAGCAGATGTACCACGTTCAATCTCAATACCGCCATTCTGTGAAGGAGTACCCGTTTCATTAGAATTTAATAAGATCTGGTTATCAGCTAAGTTAATAGTCTCAGTGTTTACTGTAGTAGTGGTGCCTGATACAGTTAAGTTTCCTCCAACAATAACATTACCTGATGTATTAAGGCTACCTACTGTAACTGCGCTAGGTAAACCAATTTGAATCTGGTTGTTGCTTACTGCAGTCTCAATTTCATTAGCAGTACCAGCAAAGTTTAAAGTGTCTGTAGCTAGAGCTACACTATCGTTAGAACCACTATCAGCGCCCACAGTTAATGCGGTAGTGATATTAGCAGTGCTTACACCCGTAACTAAACCCTTACCATTTACAGTAACAACAGGAATAGCTGTAGAGCTACCAAACGAGCCTACATTAGAGTTTACTGTATCCAAAGTTGTTGTAAGGGTAATGTTGCCTGTACCATCAAAATTTGTAGCACTAGCATCTACATCGCCATCAATAGTAATGCTTCTTGCAGTTTGTAATGCAGTTGCAGTAGATGCATTACCTGTTACAGCACCTGTATGTGTACCTGCTGTGTTACCAGTTACATTACCCGTTACATTACCTGTAATCTGGCCCGTTACGCCAAGAGTACCACCAATGGTACTATTACCAGTAACACCAAGAGTACCGCCTACTGTAGCATTATTTGTAACTGCAGCACTAGGCTAACGTAGATGCTCCTGTTACACCTAATGTACCACCTACTGTAGTGTTACCTGTAATGGCGGCTGTACTAGATAGTGTTGTTGCCCCTGTAACGCCTAATGTACCACCTACAGTAGCATTACCAGTGAGAACAGAACCACCCGTTACAGCAAGGTCTTCTGAGGTTACTGTACCTGTAAAAAAAGCATCCTTAAATTTAGCACCAGAAGAAGAGCCTAAGTCTAGCGTGTCTGTAGTCTTTGGTAAAACGCTACTAGATGAAACGATAAGGTCTTGGCTTGGGCCAACCTTAGTAATAGGCGAGCCTTCACCTGCAGTACCATCGTGCTTGTGCCCTGTAGAGGCGTTAAATGCCCCTTCTACAGCATTGTATTCTGCGTCAAAATCATCTGCATCAATAACGTTACCGTTGGCAATGTTGTTTGCAGTATCCTGTCTTGTATAACCTGCCATGTCGTTTCCTTATTGTCTATCTTCTTGGCTGTATTCTAACAGAGCCGTGTCGAGTGTAAAGGTGGGATTAGTTGAAAGATCTTCTAATCTTAATGCAATTGTTTTACCTGAACCAATAACATTAGTGTCATATATTTTATCAAGCTCACCACCAAATGTAGCTGTATCAAATACAGCATTAGATGCACCAAATAAAAACACAGATGCCCCTGTACCAGAAATCTGCTGTGTAGCTGGCTGCACTACTTTGGTATTAGAAGCAGAAGCAAAGTCGTACTTTAGGTTTAAGTCTAGACTCATACTACCTGTAGGTTCAGCGTACAGAGTCATCTTGTAGAAAGTCTTACGTACCTGTGGGTCACTTATAGGCATGAAAGGAGATTCGTAGATAGCTTCTATAGCAGCACCATCGAAGTCTGAACCTGTATCCATAGTATAGACGTAACCATCCTCATTAGCAAAAGCTATTGTCTCTGACGTTCCTGTGTATCTGCTATCTGCTACAAATGCTTTAATACCCTTGGTGGTTGACCAAGCCATACCTGCAGCACCTTGAGATATAAATTTAGTAGCAATTAAACCTTTAGCAGCCTCAGATTGCTCTGATAGTACATATGAAAAAACCCTGTATTGAGCCTTCTCTTTTAATGTAACAGAGCAAAAGTTAGCTGACTGACTAAGAAAAGTATTGGCATCTTTAGCTATTTGATCAGAAGCTACATCCAAAGCAAAGTCACCAATACGATCAGTAGCACTTAATAGCCTAATACCATCAGGGGCGAGGTACATAATGTCACCGCCAACCTCTTGAATGGTATCTCCATTAATACAACCAATACGGTCTGTGATGGGTGATACAGTAAAATCAGCAGAGCTACTACCTGTTAGGCGCTTAATTGTATCAGAAGTAAAGATAATAAGCTGGTCACGAAAGGTTGCTAAACCTGTAATGTCATTCGCTACGTTAATAGAACCTGCACCATTAGCGACACTGAAATCATCTACAGTAAAAGGGGCAGTAAAAAATATGTTATTTCCTTTAGCGTAAAAGGCAGTATTTTAAATACAGCTACGTGTTCTGCACCCAACACATCTGTGCTATTAGAGGATGTCATAAAGGTAGTAGCATTTCCAGATGTGTTATATATAGCAGGGTAGTTAGTACCATCAACAAATATAACTTTATCATCACCCTCTAAGTTATATAAAATGTGCCTAGCTTTACCGCCATTAGTACCAACGCTAGTAGCCATACTGGTCCAAGAAGACCCTGTACTGTAGTAATACTGTGTTTGATTGCTACCATTCTTACGTGCAGCTATAACCCTACCAGAGCTAATAACTTTAAGTGCTAATACAGGGCCAGATCCAGGTACAGTTGTTGTACTATATTTGGCATAACCTCTTATCTTAGAGTAGCCGCCCTCTTTATTGGCTTCAAAGTTTTGTAATATAGTGGCAGACCCGACAGCATTTGTACCATGCTGCAACGGGCTGAGATTAGAGATAAGACCACCTCTAAACTCTATAGGGAATGTCTGCCATTGTGTTGCCATTAGAAGTGCACTCTTGTATCGCGGATATATTCTGTACGGTTTATGTGTATACTACGTAATTGTTTGATGCCTTGCTCAAACTTCTGCATCGCCATTTGTGCTGCTTGCATGTCACCTCTAAATTGGTAGACATAGTACATAGCACCATCAACTATTACGTATTTGTACATTTCTGGGAGGTTTGGTACATCTGAATGTAACTCTAAATCAAAACCAATTGTGTAATATTCATAAATTAATTCGTAGGCCTTATCGGGGGCAGGTACTACCAAAAGCTCCCTACTAGGCGCTCTTACAATAAAATGAGGTACTGTTCTACCACTTGTGCTAGAGTTATACTCATAGTCAGCATACTTGTCAAGATATTCTTCATAGCTAAGTACTTTAAGTTTAACAGTATCTACGCCTAAACTGTCATTTCTCTTGATACGAAAGCTATTCATATTGATAGTCTTAGCATCATAAGGGAAGCTATAGCGAACCTCACCAGCAAGTAATACTTCTTCTTGCTCTACGTGATTCCAAGGCCACTCGTATTCTTCCTGTTGTATATGGCGAATAGAAGAGTTTACTGCATCTTTAGCAAAACTATAAAAACCTGTAGTAGAAGCAAAGTTAGAAGATGTTAATTCTACTTCATTAAGCCTACGATTTACGTCATTAACTAATCCAAGATAATCGTATGCCATATTACTTCTCCCTCACGCGCAATAGTACAGAGCGCTCATACTGTAGCGCACCTAAAGTAGTTATCTTACACGTAATTTTATATCTTTTATTATTAGTACCTAAGCTCAACCTAATAGTGGCAACTGTGTTTGTGTAAGTGGTTTGTACAAACTGTAAGCCATCTACTACTTGTGAATTGCTTACTTCTGTTTTAACACCGTCTGCATCATCAATAAACCAAGTAACTGCAGAAATAGTATCTGCGCCTAAGAAACGTGACCAGTCAATATTGTAGTCAAGCAATTCATCTTTATCTTTATCAGGCCACTTATATGACATTTGTTATCCTTTAGGCTGCAACTCTAATTGTTTGATTAATCCTACTTATTTCATTAATCACAATGGTTCTATTATCTGGTCTAATATGTACTACGTTTTCTCTTGGTACTGCTACTGCATAAATAACTCTATCTTTATCAAATGCGTTTATATCAAACTGGGAAGGTAACGCCTGTAGCAACTACGCTTCCTACATTTGTATTAGCAGCTACACTATTAAGTATCTCTGTTATATTTGCTTTTACATTTGCTACTGCACCTGTAGCCGAAACAGATAATACTTTTTCAGATACATCAATCTCAAAGCCATCAAAACTAACAGCTTCAACTGCGCCAGATGCTGATACACCTACAAGTGTTTGATTAGCATCGCTAGATGGTATTACGTTTGTTATTGTACCTGTAGCAGTTACGCTATTTAATAACTCAGATACATTAAGTGTTAAGCTACCTACTGCACCTGTAGCTGAAACAGATAGTAAGTTTTCAGATACGTCAACTTCAAAACCACCGACAGAAACAGGTTCAATAGACCCTGTAGCACTTACTGATGCTAGTGTATGATTACCTTTAGCATCAAACCCTACAGTTACTACTGTACCTGTGGCTGCTACACTAGCAAGTAATTCAGAAATATTTACAGTTACTGTGCCTACGGCTGTTGTAGCACTTACAGAGTTTGTAACTTCGTCAGGGTTTATAGAAGGTGTGCCTACCGCACCTGTAGCAGATACACTAGCAAGGCGCTCAGTAACATGTTCTACAACAGTAGAGACTGCACCCGTTGCAACTATACCTGTAACAGGTACTTCTGCAGAAACACCTGATACAGATGATGCTAGAGTAGTAGTTGCTAGTGGTGTAAAACCAAACATGTTTTATAATTACCTTAAATTTACTCTGGCTTAGTCGGCCAGTCGCTATCGGCAACAGCGGGCCAATCGGAATGACTTGGAAGGTCACGCAGCGCCTGTCTATAGGCTAACTGTTCAGCCGTTGCAGGATAATCGGCAAGACCCCAAACATCTGTCTCTTTTAATTTTTCATTTCGCTGCGCCCTAAAGAAAGCGGCGGGAGACGTATCTATACCTGTCATATCTTACCTTTCCGTTTTATGGGTACTGGGTTCCGCTGCCCGTAGTTTCAGTTGAGGCTGCTTTTTTTGTTAATCTAAACCCAAAACTCACGCCCGAATTTAGTCTGTATGTGCCAGCACCGCCAAAATTTGTTACTGCTGATGACATATTAAAAGTTGAGGGCATTCCATAAGCGCCCAGCATAATACGAATGGTAAAACTTGATGATACTGTGAATTCTTGGTTTGGCCCGTTTGCATCAGAATTTAATCCGTATGTAATAAGACTGTTCATCAAATCAGCGCCAGACCCATTTAAAGTATGTGTACCCCAAATCGTATAATAGTTGCCACCATAATAGACATAATAACCAACACCCTGACCCATATAATTTCCACCGGCATAGAAACTCGTCTGACCAGCAAAAGTAGCATAAGTGTTGCTACCTTTACTCCAATACGGGGAATTATCACCGAGATTATCAAGAGTGTATGTACCCGCCGCTATTGTGCCTGTTTCATATAAAACTGTACCATTTATAGTGGAATTAGGGTTAATTGTGTTAGACGCGCTGGTGGTTGTGCCAGAATACACCGTAACCTCTGGGGCATTAGCAGTAATAATTACACTTTTTGTAGTAGCGTCTACACTGGCAATATTCTGCAATTGCCGACTAGAGCTAATGACATCGGTTCCCTGAATTTCAAGGCTGTCAACATTAACAACACCGCTGCGAACCTCTAGGCTCTCATTACCCCCAGCTACTACCCGCCATTGATTGCCTGAGTGAAACTGCATGTAGGTATCAGTATCGCCAGTTGAACGCACATAATCATCAACCGTAATTCCTTGGACATCTGTGATGTAGTTATTTCCAAGACTTACGTTACCTGTAAACGTACCGCCACCAAAGGGATTACCAGAAGGTCCAGTTGGTCCAGTCGGTCCAGTTGGGCCTGTTGAGCCAGTATTACCTGTTGGACCTTGTGGCCCCGTAGGTCCAGTGACAGAGTTTCCTTGTGGTCCTGTCGGGCCAGTTGGTCCAGTACCACCGTTATTACCCGCTGGCCCCGTTGGACCCGTTGGACCCGTAGGTCCAGTAGCTCCATCATCACCATCTGAACCTGTTGGGCCTGTTGGACCCGTAGAACCTTGTGGGCCTGTAGGTCCAGTAGCACCCGTAGGACCAGTCGGGCCTGTAGGTCCAACCAAAGCTGCATTAGCTATAGTCTGCTTTTCCCATCTGCTTGCACTAACGTCATACACTGGAATTAAATCACTAGATACTGCATCTGTATTAGTAGGAAAACCTGTAAGAGATGAACCTACATTAGCACTATCTGTAACATTAGCAGACGCTTCAATTCCATTTAGTTTACTATGATCTGCATTAGTAAATACATTACTATCAGATGCACTTTCCACTAATGCTCTTATTTCTGCAGCGCTTTGGTCAGCAGTAGCACCGCTTTCTATGCCATCCAGCTTTGCACCATCTACAGATAAGTCTCTACCGTCTACAGTTTGTGATCCTGACATAGTAATGTTACCAGTCATTTGACCACCAGACTTAGGTAGTTTTTCTCCTAAGCTAGTTGCTGTAGTTGTAGCAAAGTTAGCATCGTCACCTAATGCTGCAGCTAATTCGTTAAGTGTGTTAAGTGCAGCAGGTGCTGAGTCAACTACGTTAGCTGCAGCCGTATTTGCATATGACTGATACTCAGATTCAATAGTAGCTAGTTGCTTACCATCTAAAGTATCTGCATCAATGTTTAGTGCATCAATGTCAGCTTTAGTCTGGTCAGCAGTAGCACCTGCTTCTATAGCATTTAGCTTAGAGTGATCTGCGTCAGTAAATACGTTAGAATCTGTAGCAGCCTCTACAGCCGCTCTAATCTCAGCATTTGTTTGGTCAGCAGTAGCACCCGCCTCAATAGCGTTAAGCTTTGTATGGTCAGCATCAGTAAAGACATTACTATCTGTAGCTGCTTCTACTGCTGCCCTTATCTCAGCATCTGTTTGGTCAGCAGTTGCCCCACTTTCAATACCATCTAGCTTAGTATGATCAGCGTCAGTAAATACGTTAGTATCACTACCAGCAACAATTAACGCACGAATCTCTGAGTGCGTTTGATCTGCAGTAGCATTAGCTTCAATACCGTCTAACTTAGTACCATCATTACTCAAGTTACGACCTTGTGTAGTCCTACCTGATTTTGTTTTAATGTTACCGCTAGAATCTAAAAGATCTGCTAACTCTCTTGCTTTACTGGTCATCTACGTATCCTATTTAGTTAAACCCATTTTGGGCCTTCAAACCAAGCTACTAAACTTCTTCGTGTCCCACTCGTTACGGGTTGTACTGCATGTTGTAAGTACGAAGGAAACACTAATACTGTGCCTTTTTGCTTACTTATTACTGGGTCAGGTGATGTGCACTCGCTAAAAGAAAAGTCACCGCCTTCATATTCATCTACATGAGAGAGTTGTACAGTTACAGATAGCTTACGATCTAAACCATCATTGCGGTTCCAATCAATATCGTGGTGCCAAGAGTAATGACCGCCCTCTGAGCCTAAGTATTCTGTAAACTGGATGTCAGCTTTTTTATGAATATGAGCGTTAAAAGCATTTCTATTTGCTATGTCTACAAAGTCATACAAAAGATCCAAAACAGACTTGTTGTTCGTAAGCCATGCAACTCGGCTTTTACGAACATCCGACCCACCTTCATTAAAGGTTGATGCTTCCGTTGTATCTCCAGCCAACTTAACTATTTGGTCAACCGTATGTTCAGGGATTGCTCCAGAAAACATCTGCCAGTTTTGACGCGTCATGGTTTAGTCGGCCAAGTTACATCATTTGGAAACCCAGCTTGCTGGGGAACATTTAATAAATCTGTTCTGTACTGCGTCCACGCTGCACGTTGTACATCTGTAAAATCATTCCATCTCAAGACATTACTAACAATAGGATCAACATCCATTTGTAGCCTCAAGTCACGATCAGATCTTATTGCACTGGGGAGGTTAGCCTCCAACGCTGCTATTTCCTCTTCTGTGTAAGCTCGCACAGTTACTTCGCCAGTAACAGCATTTGTTATTGCTTCAACATATTCTGTCATTTACTTAACCCCATAAAATTTAATACTGCCTTTAGCCAAAAAAGTACCCGTTGAACCAAAGTAACTAGCATAAAAAGTTATCGATGTTGTAGATGTGGTAATCCCGTAGTCTGCAGGGCCACCCTGTGTCACGTTATATGAGTAACGCGTCAAATTGGTTTGAAGAGTTGATGCTATTCCAGTAAATCCGTAGCCAGTAGATAAATCAATTTCTGTACTTGTGTTATTGAGAAATTGAGACCCATATTGGCTTATCATAAATTGTCCACGGGTACTATTTTGCTGCAAATAAACATATGCATTGTTATTTTGTAAGCCTAATCCTATAGCATATATTTTAAGAAATTTGTAACTACTCAGGTTTAAGCTACTAAGTGTAATACTAGAACCGGAAGTAACAGTTAAGGTTCCTAATAAGGTAGTTTCACCAGATGCGCCAGTTGGCCCCGTTGGCCCCGTGCTTCCCGTGCTTCCCTGCGGCCCCGTTGGGCCTGTGCTTCCCGTTGGGCCGGTGACAGAGTTGCCTTGTGGTCCTGTTGGCCCAGTTGGACCTGTAGGACCAGTTGGGCCCGTAGGGCCAGTAGCACCATCATCACCGTCAGCACCCGCTGGACCCGTAGGGCCAGTTGGCCCCGTAGAGCCATTAGAACCATTAGATCCTGCTGGACCCGTTGGACCTGTAGGGCCAGTTGGACCTTGCAATGCCGCATTGGTAATTGTTTGCTTTTCCCATCTACTAGCAGACACATCATATACAGGAATAAGATCTGAACCTGTTGCGTCCGTATTGGTAGGGAAACCAGTAAGAGAAGTGCCTACGTTTGCACTATCCGTAACATTAGCAGAAGCCTCAATACCATCCAGCTTCGTGCCATCCGCTGCAACGTCACGACCATCGACGGTTCCGCTTGCTGCAATATTACCTGTGACCTGTATGCCTGTGCTGGTGGTGGCGAGTTTTTCAGAGCCGTTGTGATATAAAGACACTGCACCATTGTCTCGTCCATCAAACATAATTGTTCCGTCAACATCTGTTAAAAGTAAGTTTGAGGCTCTTATTTGTAAATCACCAGTGCCACTGTCTCTAATATAGCTAGTAGACCCATCGTGCCAAATCTGTAGGTCAGACCCAGCACCAAAGATGGCTTTGTCGTTGTCTCCTAAATTAATATTACCCGTCATAGTGCCGCCAGCTTTAGGCAGTGCGGCATCAGCAGTAGTACCCTGTGCGGCTGTAGCGTAGTCGGAGCTATTAAATGCTTTAACTTGTGCTAGGTTAGTAACCTCGCTATCCATTAAGGCACCAGCAGCAGTTACATTAGTAGTATCTGTTACATCTGCACTAGCTTCAATACCATTCAGCTTTGTATGGTCTGCATCTGTAAACACATTACTGTCAGTAGCGGCTTCTACCGCCGCCCTGATTTCAGCGTTAGTTTGATCGCCAGTTGCTCCTGCTTCAATAGCGTTAAGCTTAGTATGATCAGCGTCAGTGAAGACGTTACTGTCTGTAGCAGACTCTACAAGAGTGCGTATCTCAGCCGCAGTCTGGTCTGCTGTGGCACCTGTTTCAATACCTGACAGTTTAGTATCTTTAGCATCTGTGTAAGCATTAGCTTCTGCTTCATACAAAGTTTTTATTTCTGCGCCTGTCTGATCTGCCGTAGCAGATGCTTCTATACCATCTAGCTTAGTACCGTCTGCAGCTACATCTCTTCCATCTACAGTACCAGTAACAGTAATGTTACCTGTAACGTCAATACCTGCAGCAAAGTCTACATTAGCATCAAACTGCCCACCAGTAGATTTAGGTACAGCATCAGCTACAGTAAAGGACTTAAACGCTACAATATTTAACTCATCTGAAACAGTAGCACCTGTACTTAGAGTAACAGTATTTCCACCTGAAACACTATAGTCTGTACCACCACCTTCTAAGACAATACCGTTAAGAAATACTAATACGTTATCTTCAAAAAATGCTAGTTGGTTGCTATTGTCATCATTACCAGTAAACGCTGTTTGACCAGATGTAGCAGTAAAGTAAAAGTAATCAATAGAGCGATTACCTAAGTTTTCAATATCAGTAGCAGACGTAGTAATAAATACTTCTGACTCAGCTACTAAATTAAGTAAAGACCCTGTAGAGCTTTCCTCATAGGATCTTGACATAGTGGTTCCGCTATGAGTGTAGACTCCTGTGCCTACTTCCCAGTTGTTACCATTAATAATTGTGTAGCGTACTGAGTTACCATTAAGGATACCACCTTGAGCAAAAGTTTGAAATCCTCCTACAGCAGAACCAAGGGTAATAGTACCTGTTCCTGTAGTAGACGTATTTACTTTTACACGATTTGCAAACTTAATTGTCATGGATAGGTATCCTTAAAGTATCTTATGCAATACGAATTACTGCTGTACCTGCTGCTGCCGCAGGAAACTCAATAGTTAAATCACCTGCTGTTGCACTAACTGTACCACCAAAGTCAATAACTGCTATTGCTTTGTTAGCCTGTGCAGTATTGTAAATAATACAACCATCTGTAGAGATAGTTACATTTTGAAATACCTCATCAGTAAAGTCAACAATAGCTGTGCTACCAGCTAAAGTAATAGCAGCGCCATCTAGTACTTGACCACCTGCAGTGTAATTTGTTCCTGATGCTTCATCTGAGTTACCAGTAACATTTGAGTAGTTAGTAGTAGCTGCACCATACGTACCTGATGGTGAAGCTTTAATTAGAGCCAATTTTAGTGTGTGAGTATCAAGATCGTGAACACCGCCAAGTAGCTCTTGCTTAAACGTGTTGCACATTGCTGTAGTAATAGCCATTGAGGGTATCCCTTATAATAAGCACAAAGGGGCCAGCATGTAGCCAGCCCCTAAGTATAACATCAATTAAGCAGCGTTGTATGCTGCTGTGACCAACGCTTGTGGGCGAAGAATTTTGCGACCGTAAAGGTGCATACCGCGCACGATGTCAGCGAATGAATCTGGATCACGATAGTTTTCCACGTTGTTGATCTGCTCAGCAGAAGCAACAGCATCATCCTGACCACCCAAGATAACACCAAAGTTGGCGTCTTGAGCCAAAGCACCAGAAGTGCCAGCGCCAGTACCCTTAGCAGGTAATGCGTTTGAAACATATACACGGAAGCCGTGCAAGTTGTTCAACACAAGACCGTTTTGCAAGCCAGCACCACCGTAATCGGCGTTCAACATGCGACTGTCTTCGTCTTTGAGCATCTCTACGAACACCGGGTCAACAACCAGCCATCTTCCTCGTGACTCAACGTTAGCTGTGTCCATCTGACGAGCCATACGCGCAATCACTGTCAAAGGTGAGACAGTTGCGGTTGACAAGGCAGTTGCACCGGGCAAACGTGGGGCCAATGGAATTGAGTCACCAGTTGCATAGGCTGTTGAAGCTGAGTCAGCAGAACCTAATGAGCCAAAGTCAGTAGCGTCCAAGTGATTCACTTTCAAAAATTCACCGTCAAGCTGGTTGGCTGTTGGGTGCTGTGCATCACCAGAAGTAGATGTAATCAACGCACCTGCAGAGGTGAAACCTGACATGTATGACAGTACGTCTGTATCCATTGAGTCAGCCATTTTATAAGCTGCACGATCAGATGCTAAACGAACAAAGTCTACATTGGCGAATTGCTCTTCAATGTCATCCATCTTGAAGGCAAAGTAGTTTGCTTTGTCGATGGTCAATGAAAAGTCAGAGTCATCAAGCTTCTCAACAGAGATGTTTGTATGACGTTGCAGAGCGTTGACGGTTACGTCTGGCTCTTTTTGGATGCGAACAGTGTCGCCTTGGTTTGCAATCTCACCAAAATATGAGTTGTTGGTAATTGCGTTAGTGACAGCAGAGCGCCGTAGAGCAATCTGTGCCTGTTTTGAGTAGATAATCGGAGAGAAGTTTCCGTTAAATCCACCTGATGCGGATGTAATAGCCATAATGGTTTCCTTTCAATGATATGGCGTTGATAGTAACACTATACCCACTTGAAAGAGGCCTTCTGTAATAGGGTAGTCAGCTTTGCTTTAGAGATGCCTCTCTGTAAGCGCTGGGCCTATACGTCAGGGTGAGTCTTATATTTGTGGCGATTGTGCTTTTTATAAAGCATACACACACTTTAATATATGTGTATATGCTATAGTTTTATCTATGATAATGTTAATGTCAACTACTTCTTTGACATATCATAAATAAATTTACCAGAGCGCTGAGCATCTAAGATCTCTTCCATGCGCTTCTCGTATTCTTTGATAGACATTTTAGCTACCATAGACTCACTAATATAGTTAGATGAATCGTCTGGGTTAGGTGTAGATACCTTCTTAGCTTTTACAGAAGAAGCAGCATTCTTATCACTGCTAGACTGCTTCATTGTCTTGATGCCTTTATCTACCTTGTATAGATCTAATACACGAGCTACTGATTTAGCATCATCGGTGTTCTCATACAAAGCATCCTGTACCCATTTAGGCTGTTCTTCTGCCCATGTATGGAATGCATCATCTTCGCGGATCTGTGCGAAGTCAGGGTGTATGTTAAGTAGCTCTACCTCTGCCTTTTCTTTCTTGGCTTGAGTACGCATACTTTCTATTTCTTGTAAGCGACTATCTAGATCAGAAGCACGTTCATTAGCCTTCTTATCCGCAATAGCTTCAATGATACCAGCTACGTCAGGGTACTTCTTAGTCCAAGCATCAATCTCTTCTTCTGACTTAGGTAGTACAAGCTCATTCTTAGCAGCTAAGTCTAGTTGACCTTTTAACTTGTCTAACTCCGCTTTATACTCTGCATCTTTCTCTTGCATGTACTTACGGATATCAGAGTATCGCTTTTTAAAGCTCTTCTCTTCTGCACTCAGATCAGCATCATCCTTTGCGGGTGCTTCTGCTTCCTCTGAGGCTTCTTCTTGTTTGGTATCACTTTTTGTCTGTACTTCGGGTTCGACAGACTCTGAGCTACTGGGTTCCTCTTGAGTAGCTTCTTCTGTTGAGGCTTCTTGCTCTTCATCGTCCTGTTTTATGCCAGCATCTTTTAAAAGCTGAGCTAACTCCTGTTCATCTCTCTGTACACGAGACATATTACGCATGTGTGATGCAGATTCAACTGCAATAGTTTGGGCTTCCGACATTTCTTACTCCTTTATGTTGGGGCCAGCCTAAGCTGGGTAGCCTTATAGTTATTTATTGTCGTTTATTTATTACTTCTTTTTCTTCTTCATTAAGCCGCCTTCGGCTCTTTTGTTAGGATTATTGTCTTGTGCAGTGCCGCCTGATGGACGCCTAGAAGGCCTAATAGATGTCTTAGGTGCAGTACTACCTTTTCTAGTTGCTTTACCCTCTTTAGCAAGCCTTTCTGCAAAAGAAGATCTATCATCTTGTTTGCTACCACTTGCAGTCGTTGCTTTAGCAGGTTTATGATCAACTAAACTCTTCTTTGCCTTCGTTCCTGTGCCACCTGTACGTCTTGCACCATGAAAGCTATCACTTAATGATGGCCCTTCATAGCTATCATCAATCTGATCTCCTGCCCATGTATCTAAGAAATTAACTACGCCATCATTATTCATGTCATTAAGAATACCGCCGCCGCCTAATACACCGCCACCGCCTAGAATACCCTGACCTTCATCTTTTCCGCGTCTAGTTACACCATCAAATAGCTTTTGTATCTTAGCTTTTTGTGCATCATCATCTGTTGCTCTGTAGCGTTTTTCTAGCTCTCTAGCTACTGCAAAACCTGTGGCACGTTTACCTATTTGTGCTATAAGTCCTACAGGACCAGCAAAAGTACTAAGACCAGCAAAAGCTTTGTTTATCTTTGGGCTACCTAAATTAGTAGCTAACTCAAAAAGCTCTACATCTTCATAGTCTTCAAATTGTTTTGCTGCTTTATTAACGTTCTCTAACTCTCGACTGGCTTTATTTTGCTCTTCATTTGCTCTGATGTTAGTGGACTCACCTGTTTCAGGGTTTTGCACAGTTATCTCTGGGGAAGGGTTGTAACTGTCAGATGTAGTATACCCTGCGTCAATCATAGCTTGGGCTGCTGCATCTGGTTTTCCATCAACAAAGCGCAAGGAAAATGCCGCCCCTGTTTTTGGGTCACGATATTCTCTATACTCGATATTGTCAGCCATAAAGTTTGTTTCAAATATAGAAGAAACGTCAGGTATAGCAGGTGTAGTTACGTCTCCACCCTCATTGTAGCCTTTTAAGTACCCTCCATCCTTCATATTTACCATAGGCTGATCTTCTGCGACTGTCTGTAGCTCAGAGATGTCAAACGGGAAGTCTTCATCCTCTGGCTCAACCATTTCCATGCCCTCTGGTGGTATTGGCTCACCACCGATACGACCATTGGCTTCCATATCAGCAAAGCCTTCTTTGGCTTGTGTACGTAGGTCTTCAAAGAATTTAACACCATAAAAGCGTACAACGTCAGCAGGTACAACATACTCGCCTTCACTTAGTTGTGCAGGTATATCATCACGTACCTCTTCGGGTAGTGAACCTGTAGGTACTTCATTACCTGATACAGGATCTACATCTTCTACTGAGCCACCAAGCGCAAAGGCCATTTGAGTCTGTTCTTCCATAGCCATTCCACCTTCGTTAAAATTCGCTTTAACACCTGTGACTTTATTCTCAAACTCAAATTGAGGATCGTCAGGTGTTGTCTTTTTTGCCTTTTTAGCAAATACTAATGGGCCTACTTGCATTACTTGCTCAGCAGAAACAACAGGCATACCATCAGCTTTATCATAGAAGTATGAAGCTCTATAAGGATTCATACCTACCTGTACCCACTCAGGATCATCAAACAGATTTTCTACTGTTTTATAAACCTCTTCTGGGTCCATATTCTGCCACTCACCCTGCATTCTAGCAATAGTAGTTTTTGCTGAACCTGTAGCAATCTTTGAAGCTGCTAAGGGGTTAGAGGTGAAGCTTACATTATTAAGCACAGCAGACTGTCCATAACCTACGGTTTTACCATCTTTTACAGAGCCATCATGTAAAGATACAACCCAAGTGTCTGAATTATTATAAGCAGGTATATCTAACCTAGAAGAAATAGGTGTACCATCTTTAATACTCTTATTTACTCCTAAAACACCCTTCTTTGTTTTCCTTGGGTCTGTAGCGTGTAAAGACTTTACAACCTCTTCTTTTGTTGGAAACTTTGGCATCTCCGTAATAGGCTTGATAGGTTGCCTCTCATCTGATAGCTTTCTAAACTCTTCTGATGTTATTTTACCCTCACGAAGATTGGTAGCTGCAGCAGCCATTTCATCGTCTGGCGGTATTCTAAACTTATCTTTTGCGTAGTTTTCTACCTTCCAATCAGCTAGGTCTTTTTCGGAAAAACCTAAATCATCTACAGCGTCAGATGTAGCGTCTAAAGTAAGTGGTCTAGGCTTTGAGGGTACTACTGTAAAATCGTCACTACCTACTCTGTCTTTTAATTCAGTATAAACTTGCATTGGCGAAAAAGTTTTATCTCCTGCAGCAATACTATTCTCAGCAGCAACTTTCTGTAACTTTTCAGCAAAACCTTCTCCAAAAGCAGGTTCGTTCATAAGATCAACAGCAGACTGCGTTACTGTTTTATTATCTAATCCTGCAGGGGTATCTGCAATCATGTTTACTTTTGGTATGCCTGTTCCGACCTCACCCTTTAACCTAATATTACCACCCATACTGCCAAGTGCATTAGGATCAACCTCAACACGCTTTACAGTCTCTGCAGCCTTTTTAGCACCAGCCCTTATCGCATTAGCTGCAGCATCACCCAATCCCGGAACAAGCCCTACAAGAGCAGCCCCGCCTAGTGCACCCGCGAGAAAGTAATTAGGATCTTCTTTGTTTAATTCATCATATACTTCTTTAGCTGCCATAGCATCACCAATTACAGGTGTAGCTGATGCAATAAAAGTAGCAGCGTCTCTAAAGGATAAGTCAGTATTGACTTGTGGGGCATCTTCAACAGCTTTAGCAGCCTCTGCTGCCCAGCCTAGTGCCTCATCAGTCTGCTTACTTACTAAATCCATTGACTGTCTCCCTGAGTAGCTTTAATCGTCTAAGCACACTAATTGCACCCTGTGCTCTGTGTACTTCTACAGGTGTATCTGCACTTTCAATGATTCTATGCTGTATAGTGACTAGATCATCTATGTGTGCATAAAATTCTTCGATAGCTTGCTTGTTATTTACAAACTGTTTAAGCGACATTACCAGTAAACCCTTGTTCATCTGGTGTAGGGGCTGTTCCTATACCCATCTGTGAACCACCGCCACCAGACGTATCAGCTACGCCCTGTGGGCCTTGTCCTTGAGGTGGAGCACCCTCTGGTGCTGCAACACCTTCTGGCCCTGCAGGGGGCTGTGCTGGCTGCTGAAAGCCCTTCAAGATCTCAGCTTGAATAGCCGCATCCTGCATGGAGTTAGTAACCTTGTCTGGGTCAAGATCCATAGACTTAGCAATCTCACGAATTATGTAGTCCATCTTAGCAAAAGGTGCCAGTACTGGATTCTGTGCAACCTGTAAGAATTGCATCAAACGCTGTGACCGTACTTCGTTAGCCATCAAGCTTTCTGTACCAGACGCACGTACCTCTAGATCACCCTTTATTGTCTCATCAAAGTCAAACTGCATGTTGAATGCAAAGAATGCCTTACCTAGAGGGCGAATCAAGTAGTCATCCACGTTCTTTACTACAGTACGGATAGAGCCGTTGGCAGCAGACATAAGCATACTAATACCAGAAGCAGTACGACCCACTCCAGATACGCCTGTCTGACCGTGAGCAAAAGAAGGGAAACCAGTGCTTTCATCTGCTAAAACTCTAGCCTTATCAAATAGTTGCATGTTTTCTTGTGCTACATTAGGAAACTTGGTGCCAAAGATGCTCTGCCCCATTGCACCCCCCTGACGCCTAAACACTTTTCCAGGGTACACAGATAAATCTTGGCCCGGAACCATGTTTGTTTCGTCAACTTCAATGATCAAGTTTCCACTCAAGTGCAGCGTTATCAATAGCCATACGCATAAAGCCATTCATAAGCGTTTGAGTATCATCCATATTCTCTGCAATACCTACACCAAAGAAGCTGTAGGGGTTATGCTCATATGGGGTAGCATAGTAAGGTATACGTGATGGCTTGAACGGGTTTAGTACCATACGCAGTACTTCACCATTACAGATCCACACGTTAGCACTTACTTCATCTAAGTCTTTCATAGAAGTAGGTATCTTAATACCGTGCTCTTCTAAATAGCAGTGTCTACAAAGCCCCAAAACTCTAACACTTCCCAACGCTCAGACTCAGCATGAACCTGATTGTCTTCCATAGTCATTTCCCAGTGCTTCTGCACATAGTCTGGGCCTTTAGCTACTGCCATATCAATAGCATCATCCATAAAGTATGGGCGTGTCTTGAGGGAGCGTAGCTGTGTACGTGACATCTTGTGACGCTCAATAGTGTACTCAGCATCATCCATAGACGTAGCTTCTGGGTCAGGGTAGAAATTCCAGACACTTACGTGGTTGCACTCAGGTACAGTCTTTATAAGAGGATCATACTCACCTTGATCATTCCAGTTAGGGTACTCTTTATCTACAGCAAATGGGCCTTTCATAACACCCATACCAAGTAGAGCCATCTCAAATGCCATAGAGCGTAAATGCAAAGAAGCGCCAGACTCATTTAGCTGGTCATGTATCTTCTTTTCCATTCGTTTAGCTGCAACCATAGCAGGGTGAAATGTAACAGTGGTAGGCGTTGTGCCATCACCTTCGACAACCTTTTCTGATACGGATGCTAACTTGTCGCTAAGTGGCCCTAAACGTTGCTTTAGATCTGCTAACGTCTCTCCGGGTTTTAGCTTCTCATTACCGTCAAGTAAGTAGGGCCGTGAAGGCTTGTCTTGTGTTACACTTTTGAGTGCTTCACCAGCGGCTGCGGCATTAGGGTCAATGTTGATGTGTACTGATTCAGCAACGCCATCTGGTAAAATAGATGGATCTACTGACATAGGAAACTTATTGTTACCAAACAGTACGTCAACAATCTGCCCATATGCAGCTAAGGTCTTAGTCTTCGTGACTTTAACGAATACACGAGACTTTTCTGTGTCTGTAAACTTTACATCAGGCCCGTACAAACCACGATAGTTGCGGTAAGCACGTAACCATCTATCTTCGTCACTTCTTCGAGCATCTTCTGCTCTGCTAAAGCGTTCATCAACAAAGGATACAATACTAGATTTAGCTTCAAAGATGCTATCCTCTGCGTCCTCTGCAGCTACAACTTCATCTGTATCAAAGGTTACTTCGTCAATATCTGCCATGTTTTAGTATCCAAATGTTGTGTCTTGTGCTTGAAAGCCCTGATTTGGTTTGTCAGGCGTGAAATCCCATATACTTCTACTACGGGGTCTTGTCATAACGCCATAGCGTAGGGCATCATATAGGTGGTCTTCTGCTTTAGTGTCTACATCCTCTGGGTTCTTTTTATCTAGAGGAATAATAGGTATTTGCGATAGGTGTTAGTACAGTTACTCATAAAAGCAAGTCTTGGTTTCTCAGTAAACTCATCTACCTGCAGACGCCTATGTATTTCGTTCTTACCAGCTACACGAGAGCCTCTAGATCTATCAGAAGGACGCCAACGGCAACCCTTCATGTTCATCTGTTCAGCCAGTGATGGCCCAGTATCACCACGGTTATGCCATAAACTAGAATCCAGAACACCATATCGCATACCACCATCATTAGCTTCCGCTTCCAGTATCATATCAGCTAAATCAGAAGCTGTAACTTTAGAACAATAAAGCTCCCTGTAGACGATAAGCTGTTCGTCGGGAGCGACAGTAAACCATAAAACTCCTGTATAACTACCGTAGCCGTAGTCGCAAGCTCTAAACTTAACCCAGTTGTCTGGGATTTCAAAAGGGTCAATGACATGAATGGATCTATTAAACTCTGGGAAAGCTGCTCCTTCATTGACATCCCAATTACCCTCTAACAGTTGTTTTCTTTGATGCTCTGGTAAAGACAAAAGCATAGCTTCGTAGTCACCAGTATCGGCTAGGTATGGGTTGTCAAACAGACTAGCAGGTATAAACCTACGCTTAAACAGAGGTTGACCCTCTTTGCTGTGACCTTTAGGGAATGTAATAGTATCCCCTGTTTCTATGTTAGTTGCCCAGAAAGGTTTATTAGATGGTGCAGGGTCAATAAACATCTTTTTAACCCAAGAGTGCCCGCTGCCACCTGGGTTTGTAGTAGCACGAATGTACAATCCTAAGTCTGTACTATGGGCAGACCTCAAGCGACTTCGCATATAATCAAACGCATAAGGGGTAGGCCACTGAGTTAGCTCGTCGAATCCGATCCAGTTAAACGCTTGACCTTGGTAACGAGTAACGTCCATATCTTTATCAAGATACGACATCCAGAGCCTACCGCCTTTCGGAGTAGTCCACTGACTTTTACGCTCAGACCACTTAATGCCCGGAACAGCTTTAGGATAAAGCTCTTGGCTTTTTTGATAAGCTCACGTAATTCCTCCGTAGTATGTCGTACAAGTAACCCACTAAAGTTTGGATCATTTAAACCATGTAAAGGGTCAGCAAGCATTGCGTAACTCTTACCACCACCTGCTGCACCGCCGTATAGTACCTCACGTTCAGATGCGCTTAGAAAGTCTGTCTGAGGGCCGGGATTAGGCTTGAACACTACGTCCTGTGCCGCCTCAACGTCAAACTCTGCAGGTGCTACTTGTGCAGGTACAGTCTCTTTCGGGGCGATAACTATATTATCACTCTTCTGAGTACGCTCCGATACAGCCTTTTTCGAGCCTCTCGATTTCGGATAACGCCGTTTCGAGCCGCTTGGCAAGGTTCCGTTTAATTGTAGCAGCTTTTTTACGTCTTCGCTCAATATCTATTCTCTGTCTAAGACCTGCATGTGATATGCTACGTCCAGTTTGTTTTGTGAGCCAATTAGCTACATCTCTGTAACTATACTGTTGAAGATGCCGCTTTGCAAGCTCTAAGGCTTCTAACTCAAGCGGTATAGGCTGTAACAAATTTTCATTGTCAGGGTGTATTGAATAACCAAAAGGCGGCTTCTTAGTTAGCTTGGCTATAACGTGCCACTCTCTCTCTTTACCGCGTTTTGGTTTAGGTAGCTCCCAATACTCTAAGTCTCTGCTTATGTGCTTTCGGTCTTACTATTCGTTATTACCTTCTTTTGGTGGTAGATAAAAGACGCCACCTGTTGAGGTAACATCAACTTTATCTACTTTACCAAGTCCAGCCCGATCAAGCAAGTCTTTAGCGGCACTCATCTTATCTTTTATCCCAAGCTCTGTAGGGTCAGACAAAGCCTGTACCATAGCCATTGCAGCTTTAGGCGCTGTACGGGCGAAATAAGATCTTGTAGCTTCTCCAATTTCATCTTTAAGTGCCTCCACTATAATGCGAGTCGGTGTGCCGTTACTATAACCTGCCAACTTCTTGGCAAGCACAACATCACCACCAGCATCATCGAAGAGTACTTCTAGAAACTTTTGTTGGTTTTCTGTGAGGTTTCTTGCCATATGAAGTTGTCCTTTATAGATAGGCTTGCCTTATAGTTTTATGAAGTTTTACTACAAAAGCAAGCTTTATTTTTATTTAAGCCTCTGTTAAGACCAGAACCTGTCTGCCTATCTGTATCACCAGATGATACGTGAGTAAAAACTGTAAGGCTAAGAATAACAGGAATGCTGTTTCTTAACCTCACTTATACTCACCGTATACACGGTTGTATATCTCACCACGAGAAATACCTATATCGTGTAGCTCTTTATTAGACATATTCTTTAAAACCCAGTAGTCTGCTCTACGCTGCTGGTGATTTTGAATACGTGTCAGTAAATTCTTAAACATTGCACTATCTCCTTATGTTACGTGCGGAGATAGTTATACTTATATCTTAGCGCTATAGTAGATACATAATGTGCATACCCGTTACCCTACAGGCACAAAGGTTTCTGTAACTGTTAATATCGTATCTATATGCCCAGAACCTGTAGGGGTAACTCTTATTTGATCATTAGGTTGTAGTACTAAATCTATCTGATTGAAGCTTATGTAATCACCCCCACCTAGAGATTTAGCACTTAAAAATTTAGAAACATAGTTAGCTGCTGATACATACCAACCTACTTCTACTGTATTAGTAGAACCACCACCATTAACTACATGAATAAAAGTAATCTCAGCAGTACAGTTTGCAGGACATGTATAGACATTCTCTGTAGTCGTACCTGTATTATGCCCATAAACAGACTTAATACGTGCTGGCTTACCTTGATTCACAAAAGACATTAAGCTTCTTTCTTAGTTTTTGGCTTAATAGCCTTCTTTACTTTGTTAAATATACCTGATGACTCTGCATCCATACAGATCTGAGTAACGTTAGGGTCTTTACTTTGCACGTTACCAAAACGATCCTCACCTGCAGCTTGGTTGCCATTAGCATCCCACACCATGCCATCACCATCAATAGTGTAACCTGCAGCATTAAGCTGCTTCTTATACTTATCGTAGTACTTAGCCATTATGATTTACCACGCCTAATAGGGTTCTTTGCTGGATTAGATGCACCACACGCTAAACCACCGTGCTTAAAACCCTTCTTAGCCATACCACCATACATGTAGCCCATCTTAGCTGCTACCTTTGGTGCTTTTTTCTTTAGTGCTGCCATACCAGCATTCATGGGTTTTTTCTTACCGACATCACCGCCAGCACTCATATTCAAAGCGTTAGAAATATCATTCAGAGCTTCTTTTGCTTTTTTCTTTTTACCGGCAGTCAATACAGCCTCAGAATTAGGTGTGTCTCTGTATCCAACATCATACTGTTTAGTTGCACCTCGGATACCTGCCTTTTTTTGTTCTTTCTTAGTCATTGGTTTCTTACCCATATCACCACCCTTTGCCATTCCTGTTTTGTGATAACCTGTACCCCCACAATGAGAGCACCCTTTTCCTTTACACTTTGGACACACTTTCTTTGCCATTACGCATTCCTCTTTCTACCTGATGCTGTCGTTGACCACTTCACTTTTTTAGGGCCAGTCTTTTTAGCAGCTTCTTTCTTACTAATCTTACTAGCTACAGCTTTAGGTCTACATGCAGGGTAAGGCCTACCTGAGTCTTTACTACCTGAGCGGCCACATTCTTTGCCTGTCTTTACATCTGTCCACTCTTCACCAAACCACTTACCTAAACCACCCTTAGAGTAACCCCTACGGCTTTGTATTAGGTGGGCAGTCTTACGTGACTTTGTTTTTGCTTGAGCCACTATATTTGCCTCCCCTACGTTTGTACTCCTTAACTAACCATGCTGACCCATAAGCGCTAGGCCAAGTTTTAAACTTCTTTTTAGCTGCTGCCTTTACAGACGCATAGAGTTTCTTGTTAGTCGGTGTAGCCATGTTATATCTTTCCCATGTATTTCAGTAGGATTAGTAACGCAAAACCACAAATAAATAAAAGTATTAGACCTATACCACCATAAATAAGTATATTCTCTAC